GATGATCCACTAGTTCCATCTATTCCACTTGTTCCTGATGATCCACTAGTTCCATCTATCCCGCTAGTTCCAGAAGAACCACTGGTTCCATCTATTCCTGAAGTTCCTGATGATCCACTAGTTCCATCTATCCCGCTAGTTCCAGAAGAACCACTGGTTCCATCTATTCCTGAAGTTCCTGATGATCCACTAGTTCCATCTATTCCACTTGTTCCTGATGATCCACTAGTTCCATCTATTCCACTTGTTCCTGATGATCCTGAAGTTCCTGAGCTACCACTAGTTCCTGCCGATCCGGACGATCCAGATGATCCCGAAGTTCCGTCCACTCCACTTGTTCCAGATGATCCGCTTGTTCCAGATGATCCACTAGTTCCAGATGATCCTGAACTACCACTAGTTCCTGAAGATCCGTCTACACCACTAGATCCTGATGTTCCCGAAGAACCTGATGTTCCTGATGATCCACTAGATCCTGATGATCCTGATGTTCCACTTGATCCTGATGATCCTGATGTTCCACTTGATCCTGATGTTCCTGAAGATCCAGATGTTCCACTAGATCCTGATGTTCCTGATGTTCCACTTGATCCTGATGAACCACTTGATCCTGATGTTCCACTTGATCCTGATGTTCCTGAAGATCCACTTGATCCTGATGTTCCACTTGATCCTGATGTTCCCGAAGTTCCATCTACTCCGCTCGTTCCAGATGATCCTGAAGTTCCAGATGATCCTGAAGTTCCTGAGCTACCACTAGTTCCAGATGATCCCGATGATCCCGAAGTTCCTGATGATCCGCTAGTTCCTGATGATCCTGAACTACCACTAGTTCCTGACGATCCGTCTACACCACTTAGTCCTGATGTTCCTGATGATCCACTAGTTCCATCTATTCCACTAGTACCTGATGATCCACTAGTTCCATCTATTCCGCTAGTTCCAGATGTCCCTGAAGATCCATCTATTCCGCTAGTACCTGAAGATCCATCTATTCCGCTAGTGCCAGATGTTCCAGAAGATCCATCTATTCCTGATGTTCCAGAAGATCCGTCTGTTCCTGATGTTCCAGAAGATCCATCGGATCCCGAAGTTCCTGATGTCCCTGAAGATCCATCTATTCCGCTAGTACCTGAAGATCCATCTATTCCGCTAGTACCAGATGTTCCAGAAGATCCATCTATTCCTGATGTTCCAGAAGATCCGTCTGTTCCTGATGTTCCAGAAGATCCGTCTGTTCCAGATGTTCCAGAAGATCCATCGGATCCCGAAGTTCCTGATGTCCCTGAAGATCCTGACGAACCAGATGAACCTGAAGTTCCGCTTGATCCATTTTTCCCGTTTATAATATAAGAAATAGAACATTCATCTAAATTGCCTAATGTTCCGGAACCACTAACAAAATTTAATGAAAAATCATAAAGAACTGGTCCGCCTGTAATAGAAGATATTTCATAAATAGCAATTATTGAAGGATTTCCAACTTTAGCTATCTGTAATATTGCTGTATATCCAGAGGTTAAACTATTTTTTAATGAATTAAGCCAGCTGTAATAAGAAGAACCATTAGAAGCTGTTGAATTAATAGATAATTTTTGAACAAGTGTTAAATTTGAATTATCTAATAAAAATAAACCAGTACCTCCGGGATTACTCCAAGCAGTATTTGTACTGTTAAATAGCCATCTTCCGCTATTAGCGCCATCGTTACCTGAAAGACCCGATGATCCAGAGCTTCCACTAGTACCGTTACTTCCTGACGTTCCAGATGCTGATCCTTGTGCAGGATACAAATAGGAAGCCGTATAGTCATTTATTTTAATATAGACAGGTACAACACCAACTGCGGGTTTAACGTTCGTTACAAATGACGGTGAAGCGCTAGAATCAAAGTATAATACCTCTCCTATAGAGCCAGGAAGTAAAAAATCCGTTGTTACTATTCTACCAAAGGGTCTAACTGTTATATTTCCTTGTTCCGGCTCGTTTAATGAAGTAATAACACCAAAAGCTCTCTCTACTTCAACTGCATTTGTTGTATCAACTAATGTAAAAACTCCATAAGAATCTAAATAAACTACTTCACCTACAGAGTTAATACTATATGATGGGTTTGGTGAATAAAATGTAGTATAACTAGCTTTAAGTATATTTCTATATTGAAATCTTGCTAAAGCATCATCTATCCAATATCCAGAATCATCTAAATTAGGCGCTAAAGCAGTTGCAATTAAAGCTGTAATAGGAGCTCCGTCTTCAGAAACCTCAAAACTTACACCATTTATTCCTTCTACTGGATAATTATTACCTGTTGCTGTATAATCACTTACTAAATTATAAAGATCTATATCTTTTAATGTTACAGTTGCCTCGAAATCGCTAGATGAAGAAATCCCAGTGATGAGATAAGCATTTCCGTTGGGCTGTAAAATAAACATTCCAACTTTAAGGTCGTTTCCGTTTATGTTGAAATTTGGCTCTTGTGAAGTTGGTGTGGGGATTATATCTAAAATACAATCAAAAGATGAAGGATAATTGTCCCACACACTTGCATTATTTTCATATAAGCTACTAACTATAACTGATCCCGGCCTTACGGAAGCGATCATTGTTATAGGTAGTTCTGGTATTTGGGCCATTTAATTTAATTTTATCTTATTTTATCATTAGTATTTATCTCTAAAAAATATTATCCTCTAATGAAAAATTAGATAAAAATATTATTTGTAGGGAAGTTCCAAGTGACGTATGCGTATGTTCCACTACCCCCTAAATTTGTTAGGTTTATCCCGTAAATTGTGAATGAACTATTGTTCTGTATAACGTAGTTACCTGCTCTAGCACCAGTAATTGTTCTAGATATGTAATTAGATCCACTTTGTGCGTGTGTTTGTAGATCTAAAGCGGGAAATCCTTGTGTGTGTGCGATTGTAATTTGTGTTCCGCTGTTTCTAGTAAATAGCCATCCACCAGATCCCGATGTTATAGGATTACCTGCAGCATCTGTTGCAGCAGGGAAAGGTGTAACTGAATCAACATTACCAGATCCGTCAAATTGTACTTTTAAAACATATTTAGCAATAGGTCCTGCAGGACCGGTAGATCCAGTAGAACCTGTAGGTCCCGTACCTCCCGATCCGGTAGCTCCGGTAGATCCAGTAGCACCTGTTAATCCAGTAGCACCGGTAGCACCAGTAACCCCAGTAGCCCCGGTAGGTCCGGTAGCTCCAGTAGTACCATCTCCAGTAGGACCTGTGGGTCCAACGGGACCTCCAGAAGGTCCGGTAGCTCCAGTAGGACCAGTAGATCCTGCTCCGGTAGGTCCAGTAACACCTTGTGTACCTAATAATGATATAATATTAATTCCTGTATCACCATCTGTAATTCCAACTGTACCTATACCGCCAGCTTGATAAGAAACTTTTACAAAGAACCTGTCGTTAGCAGCAGCAGTGACAATACCTGTTACTGTTAGCATGTCATAAGGAAGTGTACCTCCTGCAGTATCCTCTAATGTTGTGTATCCTCTAAAGTTAGTTACTTCCGCCGGGGTAGTAGTATCCCTAAATAAAGTAGTAGAAATAAAACTAGTAGATCCAGAAGAAGCATGTTCTATACCTACCTTATAAGATATAAAATATTCCCCTGCTTCTAATACTTCAACATATGATCCTGTTGTACCAGAAAGAGAAAAATCACCAGTTGCAAAAATTCCTACATCTATTAGATTATCAGTGTCAAAATATACGGGTTTACTACTTCCTGCGCTTAATGTTTGTGTTGTACTAAATTTACTACCGTCATAATATCCTAGTGGTGTAGAAATACCCGTAGGTCCGGTAGGTCCATCAGGTCCTGCAGGACCAGTATTCCCAGTAGGACCAGTAGTTCCTATATCCCCAGTGGATCCCGTAGATCCGGTATCACCCGTAGGTCCAGTAGGACCTAATATGTTATAACTTAAAGACCAAACCCCCCCGGATTTAGTGTAAACATCCCCTGTATCCCCGTCTAGATAAATATCTCCATCCTTTCCTAAACCAACACCAGGTACTCCTGATCCATTTAAAAATGAATCACCCGTAGATCCCGTAGCACCGGTAGCACCCGTAGCACCGGTAGCACCCGTTCCAGTAGCTCCTGTTGATCCAATAGATCCAGCAGAACCTGTTGGCCCAGTAACACCGGTAGCTCCAGTAACACCAGTAGCCCCTATTGATCCTTTAGCTCCATTAGCACCAGTAGTTCCTGTAGGTCCAGTAACTCCAGTAGGTCCGGTAACTCCAGTAGGTCCGGTTGTTCCTGTCCCAGTTGCTCCCGTAGATCCAGTAGATCCAGTAGGTCCGGTAACACCCGTTCCAGTAACACCAGTAGGTCCTGTATCTCCTGTTGGTCCTATAGGTCCTCCAGAAGGTCCAGTAACTCCAGTTGGACCCTGTCCTCCTCTTAGAGAAAACCAAGCTCCAGTTCCATTAACTCCGCCTGACATTGTACCTGCAGTAGCGTTAACTGGCATCGATCCGGAAATAGTAATAGTATCTCCATTTGCAGTAGTTCCTAGTCCAGGAAGTGCTTTGATGGTTACAGTGTTTAAGTTATAATCTGCTAAACAAGGTCCTGTTGTATTATTAAGAATAGCATCAGTTATTGCCTGTGCTGTTAATGTGTTATTTGTATTCCATGATGCCTGTCCAGCAGTTACTCCATTGTATAATACTGCTATAGTATCTCCAGAAGCACCCGTTGATCCTATAACAAAAGAAGATGATGCTTGTATTTCTCCAAAATTTAAATATCCTTCATAATCATCTCCAATGTATCTAATCTGCCCCGGAGCACCTGGGAGGAGTGATTCATCGGTATATGTTCTATCTAAAATTAATTTTAATCTTCCTCCTGAATTACCAGCGCCAACTATTAGATTAGTTCCCGCTATAATGTCGTTGGTTGCAATTATACCATTTGCGGTAATCTCCCCGTTGCTTCCCTTCAACTGTATTGAAGAATTTCCCGTCACGGGAAGATTAATTAGATCTGCTTTAATTGATCCAACATTAATCTTTCCACTAGGGAAGTTTAACGTTTTATTCTGTAGAGAAATACCAAAAGCATTATTTAAAAGAAGTATTGCTTCTTGTAATTGTGCAAAGTTAGCATTAGTTACAGAATTATTGGCTCCAATTGTATTTGAAGCCAGGAGTTGCTTTATCGTAATTTGATTAAGTTCCTTCATTCCGGACTATTTTGTTTATTTATATATCCGGACTTAGGAATATGAATCCTAACTGAGCAGAGTTTCTATCTCTTTATAGAATTGTTTGAATTTAGATGGGAAAAAATCTTTCATTTCTTGTATTTCCCTATTCGATATTTGATATTTTTCTTTGATAAAATCTAATATTTCCTCCTTATAATTATCTTGCGATTTTTCCTTCTCTTTCTTTATAGTTTTAGTCCAAATCCAAGATGGAGTTTTTTTATTATGATGTGTTACGAACACTTTCCAGAAATCCACTACTTTTTCAGGTTGGATTTTAATATTATTGAAAGAATTAGCCTGTAATGGATATGCAATAGAGCATGTTCGATTAATCATAAAGAGATTTCTTGCTTTATCTCTATCTCTTACCTTCCCCCAACTCTTCGTGTGAAAAGATTTAATTATTTCGAAAGGATTATCCATTATTTAAAAAGATCAAAAGGATCGAATCCTCTAGGTGGAGTAGTATCTTTATACCATGGTGATTTTTCGATCATTATTTTTTTATCAATTAAAACTGGAGATTTTTCTTTAGCATTAAGTTCTATAACGTGATTTTTTAATCCTTCCACCATGTTATGTGGTATAGATTCAGAATTAAGCCAAACTAATCTTGCATTCTCTTCGTAGAACTGCTTGAATAAATCTCTGTTTTCTTTATTGTCTGTTTGAGATATAAGTCTGAGAGAAAGACCTGCTAGCCAACCTAGAAAATCTTCATTCTGCCATATATCTTCCAATTTATATTCCGCCCAGGGTGATTGTTGATATAAATCCCATATTTTTTGTGATTTTCCCTCTGCAATATTTGAATTCTTACCATTCTTGGTTTGGTAAGGAAAAACACCAGGTACATCGTCTTTTTTATCTCCCATTAGTATTTTCTTAAAAATAAATTCTTTCGTATCTATTTTTTCCACAATACAAGAGGATACAAGTTTTTCTATTTTTGAATTATTAGATCCCGATACTGGAGTAACATCAAATATAGTTGGCTGTTTTTTATCTTCTATACTCCAATCGTTGTGTACTACGAGTTTATTGTTTTTAGAATTGCTATTCCAGATCCCAGTCCAAGTTTTACCATTATATTCAACCAGCTGGTTCATATCCTTATCACCGCTAAGAACTATAACACAGTCATCTGAATCTTTTAAATAATCACACCATGCCCAAATTAAGTCGTCGCCCTCTGCTCCTTGATAAGAACTATAGATAAAACCGTTTTCTTCTAAGAAATCTCCAAACTCGTCCATGAGCTTAAAAAAAGATCCCCAGTCAACTCCTTCACTCTTAACCCTGCTTTCTTTATAGACACTACGGGTTATTTTATAATCTTTTCTCCAAGATCTTGAATCTTTACAAAAGATTATTTGATTAATTTCTGGTATTTGATTTAATGAATAACATAAATCTGTTATCACCTTTCTCATAAACATATTTCTCTCCGCCTCTGATGATAATACATCACCTGGATTTTTACTTCCAAAACCCGAGAATATTCCAAAGGTCTTATGGAAAATATAGTTGCCATCACACAGGACAGTTATCATGGGAATTACTTTTTGTATTATAGATATATAAACATATTATGTTTCGGTATGAATGAATACTACGTTTATGTTTATTTAGATCCAAGAAAAAATGGAAAATACCAATATGATGATCTATTTTTTGAATTTGAGCCTTTTTATGTCGGTAAGGGAACTAGACATAGATGTTTTAGTGGTATAAGAGATAAAAAAAAATCTTATAAAGTAACTAAAATATCATCAATAATAAAATCTGGTAGATTTCCGATAATTCTTAAAATTTACGAAGGTCTTACAAATATTGAATCGTGTGAAAAGGAGATTGAAACAATAATAAAAATAGGAAGAAAGGATAAAAATCTAGGTCCACTTACTAATATGACCGATGGTGGAACTGGCGGAACTGGACTAAAACATAAACCTGAATGGAAAAAAGTACTCAGTAAACCTGTTGTACAAATAAAAGATGGTTTAGAAATTATAGAATATAATTCTGTAAAAGAGGCTTCAGAAAAAACAGGAATAATAAAGCAAAATATTTCTTCCGCTTTAACAGGAAGATATAAAACTGCAGGAGGATTCCAATGGAGATATAAAAACGAATCTGATAAATTACAGGGGCATTTAAAAAATAAGTTTAAAATGCCTAACCATTCGGAAGAAACCAGAATGAAAATGTCCTTATCTGCTAAAAGAGGCGATGATCATCATATGAAGAAAAAAACAGGAAAGAATAACCCAAGGGCTAGAAAGGTTAATCAGAAATCAATTAATGGCGATCTAATTAAAACATGGGATTCTTTTCAGGATATAAAAATGGAACTGGGATTCAGTCCCTCGAATATATGTAGATGTTGTAAGGGGGAAGTTAAAAGAATCGGTGGATTTCTTTGGGAATATAATGATTAAAAATTTTCATTGGTTATCATTATATCATAATCGGAAAAATCAAAAAAATCCTTCCTGTCGGCAATTAATCTTCTCTCCACATTGTCAGCATCATTTCTTTCTCGTAATCTTTTAACCCTAACATCCTCTTCGGGATTCAAATAGATAACAAAAGAATCATTTCTAAAATCACTTGGCAAGCTTCTAAGACCGGCAGGACTAAGGATAAAAAGATTCTTTATTGAAAATTCTCCTTTTGATATTCCATACTTCCACCCATTAAATTCCTGTAATTCTAGGAATAGATCTGAATTTAATGAGAAAAAATCCTCGTCTCTATAATAATAATCGACACCTTCTTCTTCACCTTCCCTAGGTGGTCTACTTGTAAAAGAAACCCCGTATTCAAATCCTCTGCTGACCATTTTTTTTCTTAAGTAATCCTTTCCTGATCCACCAGGGCCAACTATTATAATTTTGCCTCTCATAATATTATTTTTTGTATAGTATACTACGCATTAGCAATGAATCCAAGCATAATGCCTAGTATAATGGTCATTTATTAAACATCTGCTGTAATTCGAAAATCAAAGCCAAAAGACTGACTATAGGATCGATTACTTGACTTCTTTGAGATTGATACTTAGCAACAGTAATTATAGTTACTGGGATAAGATTTAATTTAGATGGATTTTTTTCTTCCAACCATTTAATAAAGTCAGAACTCAAAGAAGCCATAACTTCATCCACTCTTCCTGAATATTGTCCAACAATATATTGGTAATTACTAATACTGTCAGGTTTAGAAAGAATCATACTGAAAATAGACTCGTGGTCGAAAGTTATTTCGTTGATTTTACTTTCAGTTAGATCTGTTACCCCATCAATCTGCCATCTTTGAATTGTATTCAATGCAGATCTCATATCTGGGAAATATTTCTTAGAAAAAAGATCTAAGCTTTTTTCATCATGATTTATTTCCATTAACGAAAGTATTTTAGAAACCCTTTCCTGCCATTCAATCTTTATTTCGTTTTCCTCTTCTTTATTTACAGGATCAAAGTCATACACCTCGAATCTAGATTTAATAGCATCTGGGATCTTGCTTAAATAGTTGCACGTGGCAACAAATCTTGTTGTCTTAGCATATTTCTCAATTGTGCCTCTTAAAGCCTTGTAGAACTGCTCTGATGCACCATCAAACTCATCTAGTACAACAATCTTAATGTGATTTTCTCCATCAAGAATAGAAACTGTAGAACAGAAGTCGTGTACTTTAGTTCTGATTGTCTCAACCGAGCTCTCGTCAGATACGTTTATAAAAATATATGGGTGATTCTTTATTAGAATTTTAGCCATACTGGTCTTACCTGATCCAGGGGATCCTGAAAGTAAGACATTTTGTTGTAATCCATTTTCGAAAGATCCCTTGATCCTTTGTGGAAGGATCATATGTTTTAATTCCTTTGGCCTTAATTTTTCTGTTAATAATTCTTGTATCATTTACATTTATCTTTTAAATCGTCCGCAAAATCTTTATCGTTTCTTATCTCTACAAATCTAGGTAAAAATAATGACCAGTTTCCGTTCTTGTCACTTATTATTACATTATACTGTACTGAACATATTTTGTTCACGTGTGAATCCGGATTTTCACTTAATTCTTTTAAATCTCGATCTGTGAATCCTGATCCGATTTTCACTTTTAAAGTTCCAGATTTATCTTCGCAAATAAATCCTCCAATGAACCCTTCTCTCTTTCCTTCCCCGGGATACCAGCCAGTAATTGTAAGATCGCATTCATTTACTTCTTTTAACTTGATCCAATTCTTAGATCTTTTACATTCGTAAACGTGATCTGGATTTTTTAAAATTACACCCTCACCTCCTGCATCTACGATTTTCTTATAGTAAGCGTAGATGTCTTCTTTTTCTTTAGTTAAGAAAGAATCTGCTAGAGTGACCGAAGATGTCGTATACGTCTTAAAAACCCCCTCTAACGATTGTCTTCTAATATCAAAAGGAATAATGCCTTTGCCTGTTTTAAGAGTATCTGTATCTTCTAAATCAAATACGTTAAATATAAGCTCGTCACCTATTGAATTCATAGGTTTTCCTTTTAGCATTTGATTAACTTTACCAGATACACTCTTTCTATCTAGATCTGTAAGCTCCCCGTCAAAAAACCAATCCCCTTGTAATTGTGAATTCTTAATCATGCCTAAACATTCTACTGCTATTTTTTCTAGGTAGTGATTTGGTATTTCATTAAATGCCCTTGTGTAGAATTTAACTTCCTTACCAGAAACGAATGCAATTACTCTAACACCATCGTATTTTTCTTCGCATATTATTGAATCCCATTTTTTTATCTCGTCCTCGTCATCTTGTGCTAACATTAGACTAGGATCTGGTATAACTTCTTTACCGAAAGCTTTGTTGATTAGCTTAGCACCTATCCCTATGTTTAATCTTTTAGTAAGTATCTTTCCTAGAATCTTTCTTTCATCAAATGAAAGATCTATACAATTAACTAATTCAAATGCTTCCTCCCTAAATTTATCATTCGGTGCAGGAGCTATAAAAAGTCTTGACGTTAAATCCTTAAATTTTTCAAATGGATTGTAGTCATCATCGACTAAATATGGTGACCCCTCTATTACATCAAGCTTATGTAACTTTGTTGTAAGAAATGGATCTAAGGCAACTTTTAGAAAATACTCCAAAATCGGAGAATAGTTATCCTTTATAAGGTCCTGTTTAATTTTTTGAGATCCGTTACCTGTCGACGATTCAATCTCTAATAAGATTCTGAGTTCTTTTTTCATTGGAAGATTTTAAGCAAATGTAGAAATTCCTACTTAATAATAAAAAGGATTCTATTATTATACTCTACTTAAAATGCTAAGTTCCGATATTATGCCCCTTCTGCGGGTGCTTCACCTTCTGCTGGTGCTGCTTCTGCTGGTGCTGCTTCTGCTGGTGCTTCTGCTGGTGCTGCTCCGGTAGCTGCTCCTTGGCCCTCTTCCTTGTCCTTTTCTAGATATGTTCTATTCATTTGGATATCATCATTAGGAAGTCCTAGCCATCTTTCAATAAGGAAATTCTGATCAAAATATTGTACCTCTTCGTCGTTAACTGTTTCTTTAATCTCCCCTAGTGAAGTTACAAAATCTATCTTCTTAATTAATTGTTCTATTTCTCTAGATTCACCGAATGTGTTATCGCTTTCAAACTTAATACCTATTTGGCTTCTAAATTCAGTATCATTTTTTAGGTGAGGAAATTCAAGACACATTTGAATCCATAATGGCTTAACCATTATTTCTTGGAATATTGATCTTAATCGTGTAATGAACTTAGAGAATCTAACCTCGTCTCTTTCTGCACCATCTGCAGCAGTATGGAATGTGTTGTTAGCACCTACACCAAATCGAGATGAGAACCTATTGTATGGGATTTTAGAATCTTGTCTTAGCTTATTGTAGAAATAAAGAACCGAATCCATTACGTTTAAGTTTGGACCTTGTGCATTTATAGTTTCAACTTTAACCGAATCTCCTCCTTGTTGGGGAAATAGGTAATTCTTATAGAATTGTAAATCTGGTCTACCGTTAATAGCAAGCTCACCTGATGATGTATCTAGTTTAATGTCCTCTTTATAAACAGACATAAGCTCTCCTAAAGTTTCTTTTGCCTTCTGTGGAGACTTACTACCAATAGGAACTGTCATCTTAATTCTGTACTGAGCATTCATAACGTTCCAAATAATTCTGGAATGCTCCATGATCTTCAATAAGTTATAAGATCTAATAAGACGTTCAACGTAGGAAGTTCTAGAAACAGTATTTGCTTTAGCATAAGAGATATAAATAACCTGTGCATCTAGCAATCTTCTTTGTCTAGTAGTTTCTCCGTAATATTGCCACCATATAGTTTCTCTAGTCCCGTCAGCTTTTTTCTCTACTGCTGGAGTAAGACTTATAGCATCTAATTCTTTAAAACCTACGATTTCTTTACCGTCGCTAGAATATATTATTTCAAATGCTAAGAATCCTTCAACTAATAATTGTCTAAAGTATTGCCATCCAGTTAAACCGTTTGCAAAATTATGTAGTACGTATAATTTTCTAAAATTCTTTCTAAGAGCTTTTATTACATCATCCTGTAAATCCATACTAAGCATCGCATTGTGACAAAAGAAGTTCTTTTCATCGTATACTATGCCCTCATCACAAATAGTGTCTAAAATGTATTCTACTTCAGCATTTAATGCAAATGTTCTTAAGAAGTCCCTTTTGAAAGGATAATCTTTATCAAAGTATGCAATGTATTTTCTATTTGTAGTATCCTGTGCAGCTATACTATAGATAAAGTCCTCATCATCAGCACTGAATCCAAATCTTTCTCTAAGATCAGCTTCGGATATACCAATAGCCATAGAGTCTTGAATTACCATGTCTTTGTAATCCATACCAAATGATCCAAGTCCACTAATTGTTTTTAGTATTCTTGATACGTTTGGGTTAAATTTACCTATGTTATCTAAAAATCCAGCCATTTTTTATAATTTGAATTCTTCGCCTCCGCCTTCTTCTTCAGTAGCTCCTTCTGCTCCTGTAGCTCCTTCTGCTCCCGTAGCTCCCTCTGCTTCTTTTTTTGCTTCTGCAGCTTTTTCTTTAGCTTTTTTGTTATCTAATAAATCCTGATTAGTCATACCTAAGAATCTATCTATAAGGAAATCCATACTGAAGTAGTTTTTCCCTTCAGAATTTTTAAGTCCTGATATTTTAATAACCTGATCTTTTCTTGCAGTCATTACTTCCATATCCTTGGATTCCCTAAACATGTTCTCCTTAACATAGTCTAGTCCAAATTCGGATTTAAGAATGTAATCTTTTTTTAATTCAGGGAAATCTAAACAGAATTGAACCCATAGAGGCTTCATAAGTATATCCTGGTAAATAGATCTTAATCTGTTAATAAATTTACCAAACCTGATTTCCTCTTGATCTACCCCTTCTGCAGCAAATGTAATTGTACCCTCTGATCCAGATTCTTCTCTTCCGAATCGTGTTACGGGAATTTTGGAATCCATTCGGAGCTTATTAGCAAAATATTTTAATGCTGTCGTGTCGCTAAATGCTGTTGCATCACCAGCTCCTGCTAAAGGTTGTATATCAGGAGTTCCGTTAGGAGACGAAGGCATTAAATAGTTTTTGAAGAATTGTATTTTTGGTCTTCCGTCTACTGTTAATTCTCCACTGTCCGTATTTAATCTTATATCCTCTTTGTAGATAGACATAAGTTCTCCAAGTGTTTGTTTAGCTTTTTGCGGCGATTTAGTACCAATAGGAACGGTCATTGCCATACGATATGATGAATTCATCACGTTCCATATGATTCTTGTGTGTTCCATAATTCTAAGAAGGTTAAAAGATCTAATCATTCTTTCAACGTAGCTTACTCTAGATGATGTACCGCCTCCTTTTGCATAACTTATATAAATTATCTGAGAATCGTAAAGCTTTCTAGTTAATGCTGGATTGTCCGGATATTGTATCCATATATCAATGTAGCTTCCATCTGGTTGTTGTTCTACTGTTGGTACGAGAGATGCAGGATCTAATTCTTTAAATCCTACGATATTCTTACCTTTCTTATCAAAAACTATTTCAAATGATAAAATACCTTCTACTAAAAATTTTCTATAAAGATGCCAAGCTAAAATATCTTGGTTAAATCCGAATAGATTGTATATCTCCCTATATCTTTTCTGTACTTTCTTGTATGTTTCCTCATCAACATCTTCGTGTTGCATGAAAGAGAAATAAGCCCAGAAGTTTTTTTCGTCGTATACAATAGATTCGTCACATATTGTATCTAAGATAAATTCAATCTCTGGGTTCTGTCCAAATCCTTGTAAATAATGTCTTTTGTTTTTGTAATCCTTATCGAAATAAGCTATGTATTGCTTGGTAGACGTATCAGCTCTTCTTAATCCGAAAAGGAAAGCCTCGTCTTTAATTCCACCCTTTTGTAAGAATTGAGCTTCAGAAACACCTACAGCCTGAGAATTCTTTATAACAAGATCCTCATAAGCCATTCCGAAGCTACTAACCTTTTTAATACTATCAACGATAGAGCTAAAAAATGTTTTATTTCCGTCTGTAAATCCAGCCATTAGATCTTTGAGTTTTTAGTATATATCTCTTCTATCGGGGTCCCTTGAATTGACCGAGTATGTAGATATATTATTCTAGTCCAATCTTCGTAGGGAATTTCCATTACATCGCGAACTTTTTTTAAATCCCATACTCTATATGTATTTTTATAAGGTATCCCCTTCATAATAACATCAAAAGTTTCGTAATCGGTTTTAAGCGGGATCTGTCCCCTCGATTCTCCGCTTTCTATTTTTTTCATATTAGATTCTATTAAATCCTGATAAACAGATTGTATCCTTGAAAAAAATGCTAATCTAAAAATAGGAGGCATTAATATTATATCTACACCACTAAAAGCCTGCTTATTCTCATAATTCATAAATCCAGTAAAAAATATAACTGGTCTTTTATTTATGAATTTCTTATTCTTCTCCAATACGTCATCGTACTCAAAAGAATAAAATTTACCGGGTAAAAAACCTTGAGGATTGAATTGACTCTTTTGGTTTACAAAATTTTTAAACCAGAACATAAAAGATTCCTCCGCTAGCGATGATAATCCCGAAACATTTAATTTATAATCTTCAAATTGATCTTTAAAAGGCTTCATCTCATTATAAAGTTTTCGTTTATAGCTCCAAATTTATAACCCCTTGCTTCTGCAAATCTTGTTGCTGCCTCAAACTTTGATCTATTTATTATCCATGTCTTAAGCTTCTCGTTGTAATTTCTAATTTTCTTTTCAGTTAAATTACCTATCGGTTCTTGTGGACGTTTTGTTATATCATATTGATTTTCGGGTTTGATCTCTATAAACCAATTTTCTATGGTTTGATCGGCTTTCTTAACCTGAATATAATAATCAACGAAATATTTATGCTCTTTCTTATCGATAGGACTCCAATAAGGTATCGAAAGAGGCTCAGAACTCCATTTTAATATATTGGGATTCGTGTCGCAGTATTGACAGAATTTTCTTTCCCACGAGCTTCTGTATATTATATTGTGTATATCACCGATGTACTTTTCAGGGTTGTTTGGAAAATATTTACCAGACTGCCACTTACCATTCGGTTTTAACTTTTTAATGTCCAAAATTAAACGTTATAGACAGAGTTCTCTTCTCTTACTATTCTAGAAAAAGGTATAGTTTTAATTGATTTTGGTGGGTGGATTTTTTTCCATCCTTTTTTCATACCGTTGTGTGCGATTTGAGATATGAATGCAAAAGGGTTATCGGATTTTGCAGGATCGTAACGATTCCAGTATTTAACTAGATCCTCTAGCCCTGACGACATACAGTCTTCTCTGTCTTCGCTATCTCTATATGAATGTGTTTTTGACATACCGTTTACTATAAGGGTAAACATTTCAACGGTTTCTCTTGTGAGCTGGCCTTTTTCTTTGCTTTCTAAAAGTGCTCTTTTTAATTCTTTGTTTTTTACGTAGATCATTGTTCTTCAGGGAGATTATTTTGGAGCTTTTGTAGCTGATTTTCTAAATTTACTTTCAATTGTTCCAAATTTTTCCTAGAATTTCTAATTGTGTCTATACCTATCTTACCATGTTCTTTACTAGAAGTTTCCAATTCTTCTATTTTTGCTAGACAATCTTTCAAATCGTCTAAAATAAAATTGAGTCTGTTACCAAGCCCCTCTTCAGGATTGCCAGTAACAGACTCAATTATTTTTTGTGTATTTAGTTTTTTTTTGATTTAGAAGCAGGTGCTTTAGAAAGTCCTGCTCTATTGATATCTTCTACGAATTTAGAACCATTTTTTTTGCTGTTACCGTGAGCATCAGCTAAATTAGCATCATCTTCATCTTCGATGAATTTTTTTGGCTTTTCAGTTTTTCCTTTAGGAGCCTTTTCAATATGTGAATTTTTTTGATTCTCCTTTAAAGCTAAATTCATGCTTTTAAGATCCTGTATGAATTTACCTGGTGTTTTGATCTTAGATCCAGGTGCATCAGCTAAATCTGCATTTGATGGGTTATCGATAAAGTTTTTACCTTTACCTGCACTTCCTTTAGGGGAATTAGCCATTCCTGCATTGTTCTTAATTCCTCTTCCTGTTAACGGTGATTGTTTTCCAGAATTAGAAACAGAAGCTAAATTAGAATTTTTTGAATCATCAATAAACTTAGATGAAGATCCAGTTTTTTTATTAGGAGCAGCTGATAAATGTTTTTTGTACATACTCATAAAAACTTTATCGTAGTGACTAGCAGCTGCTTTATCCGGTGCAGATGCAAAGTTTTGACTAGATTCATTTGCAGTGTCATCGCTAAATTCAAGATCTAATTCTGGTGCTTGAATATCATAATTATCTACTTCGTCGGTAAGATCTTCTACGTCAGAGAAAAAATATTCTCCTGTCTTACCTTCCTTAAAAAGCACTGTGTAAGTTTTTGAACTACCATCAACGCCTATTACTTTACCTTTAACACCATTTCTTTTTACTCTAATCTCAGTGTCGATTGGATATCCCATATCTTCATTAACTGAATCGATCACCTTTGCTTTATTTTCAAATCTAGATATCTCAACGTTAATTTGATTCCATCTATCTTTAAGAGATTCGATCTCATTTTCGATCCCTTCTGTTAAAGAAATTAATTCTTGTGAATTTACAAGTAAAGGATTTTGTTCTTTAGCCTGATCGATTTTTCTTAATTCACTTTCTAATATTTCTATATTATTAACGATCTCTTTTTTATCGTTTTTCATAATGCTTAAGAAAGCTTTTTCTCCATCTAAGAATTCTGTAAGAGATTCTGAGATATCATATTTAAGAAAATCTTGTACGATGTTAATAGCTTGTGTTGCATTAGCTTCGTACATTTTGTTAAGTCTCATAGAAGGATTAACAGTTTGTACGTAGATTTTACCTTCGATTTTAAAAATGTTAGCTTCTACTCCTTCGTAGATTTTAGATTTAATTTTCTTGCCAAAGTCAAGATCAACTAATTCTTCAGCTACATTAGAAACAAACATCGCTTTTGCAATCTTGTGGTTTGAACCTTCTAATAGATTATTGGTTGAAACACTAACTACTGCTGGAAGATCTTCTTCGCTTATTTTTTTACCATCAAAGTAAATATTTTTAGTTTCGTTTTCGAATACGATCTCTATTCTATTGTTACCTAGATTTAAAGATATCTTATTGTTGCCAATTTTAATATCTCTATCAGCTAATACCTGAGCTTTATCAGCAAGTTCAGCAGGAACCTCTTCCATTTCACATTCGAAGATGCTGTTAGTATCTCCGTCTAATTTGAAGAATTTGCCAGAAGCATAGAATATAGATTCGTTTTCATTTACATGAACAGGAGAATAGATGTTAGTAACTTCACAAACATCATTATCGTATCCTACATTAAATTTACCAGTTTCGTTATTTTCATAGATAGAAAGGAAACTAACTAAATTTCTAACCATTGGATTAAATCCAAATCTTTTAAGTCCATGAATTAAAGTGTCTGATGTTCTTTTTTCTGATACTAACCAATTTTTCATTTGAGATGTTGCATCAGAAAATAATTCTTTTCCTGAAGCTCCTTTGATAGTTTCGTATGTTTTTAAAACCTCAACCTCTCTTCTATTTTTTTCGTATGTGTCAGATAAGTTTTCTAAAACCGGTGCAACTGAATTTTCCCAAGAAAAAGATCTAAGGTCTTCGATTAATCCCTCAATTAAGAAAGCTTCAGATATTCCCTTATTAAAAAGAAGGTGTTCGTATTTTTCAAGAAGAATTTTACCTGCTGGTAATTCATAAATACTTGAATTTTTAAGTGCTGAAACTGTGTTAGTAAGACCGAAACTAAAAGATGTATTTCCTTTTGATTTTGGTGAAAAATCGTTGTTATTTGATTCTTTAAGCATTTGTGAAGTCGATCCATTAAGGAAAGAAGAAGCAACAGGAGCTTTAGTAGCATCTAGACCTGCCCACTCTCTTAAGGAGTCTGCAGCATTCTTAGATGTTTCCATGTTTAATCTGTTGATCTCTGGATTAATATTTTTTTCCATTTTTAATTCGCTTTTTTAGTATATATCATCATCTACAAAGATTTTCCTAGTTATGTTATAGTAGAAAACCCTCCGGCTAATATCACCTCAACATTTACTCTAACACTATGAGGATTATAGAGTAACATACCTCCCTGGCTAAAGAAAGGAGACTCGATATCACTACCATTAGGATCTAAGTCCCATCCCCTTCCTGGGAAATTGGGTGAATAGTCACTAGGATTACCTGTTAATATAGTTAAATTTGCCATTGGAAGGTAAGCTCCATTGTAAATTATATTTATAAATCTACTAGCTACTGGTAGTGTTGTTGGATATGTTGCTTTTATCATTACAAAAGAAAGTTCTCCTAGTCCTTCCGAATTTAACAAAAGAGTGGAGTTACCGTAAACACATCCAGTAAAACTTGAAAAGTTATTTATTGTTATATCTGTATCACATAAAGATATTTCTCTAATTACAGTTGTTCCATTAATAATCTGTAGATTACATCTTTGGAAAATTGCTCCTTCAAAAGGAATAGTATTACATACTAGAGGTGGTGTAGCCATTAGTTAAAAACAAATATTTCTAGTTCAGTATCATAATACTGATTAGGGTTGGTAAACATAATACCTCCGAAAGTTAAATCTGGTGAAGCAACTGGAGGAAATATCTGTGGTGAAAAATCAGGTGAGGGTGGATTGTTAGAATAATAGCTTAAATCCCACCCGTGCCAAGGTATTCCTGGTTCAGTTCTACCAGTTAAAGCCATCATTGAATTTATAGGATAAACATTTCCTTTATATTCCCATGTTAAGTATCGATCAATAGGTTCTATTTTACTATCATATTTAACTTTAATGATAATTAACTGAACCTCCCCTTGTTCTTGTCCTACTTCAGGAGCTGTTAATATATAATTAGAAGAAGCTTTTAAGGTTACACTTCTTTTTAATGATCCCCCACATCCTCCAAGATCCCCACTACCTAATGATTCTAGCTTGAAGTCACATAAAGATATAGTAGACAGAACATTTGAACCCTGTTTTATATCTAAATTACACGATTGGAATGCTACTCTTCGGTAGACTCCAGGATTACAATCTAAAAATTTTATATAATCCGGATTTGTTGTATAAACTGTTTTTATCATTTTAATCGTCCTTGTCCTCCAGGATTATTTCTAAACTTATTTCTTTTCCTCTTGTATTCTTCTATATCCCTATTGTATTTATCCTCTTCGCTCTCTTTAATCCCATCTACTTGGATATTATCCGTAGTTTCTTCTTTTATAATATCAGAAACTGAGATAATTGGTGATTCTTTTTGTGGCGAGATGTAATCTGTTATAGAGACACTTTTATTTTTATCCTGTGTCTCCTCTTTCACCTTTCTTCTAAATCTAGGTATTAATGCCCATATTTTTTTAACTAATTCTTTCATCTCCTCTTTTTTATTTTCTTCTTTAGATTTTTTTTCTGGTTTTTTATTTTCGATGTCACCGTCATCATCTTTTAATTTTTCAAATGCAAAGTTTGCAGCAATAACTAAAGCTATTGCAAGAGGATCAAAAACTAACATTAGAACTATAATGTACCAATTCACAACTTCTCCTAAGCTTTTACCGGTCAGTTCTGCAATATATTTAAGGGGTCCGACTTCCTTAGCAAGATCTGAATCTGATGATACATGAAGTTTGTTACCTTCTATCGAGGAGATCTTATTATTTTTAGATGATATAGAGTCATTAAGAACAGAAACTTCAGAATCTACCCTTTTAATTTCAGAATCAACATCTTTGATTTGTTGTCTAACTGAATTAGTAGATTTACCTTTCTCAATCAGAACATCTTGTGTTGATTGTAAATTTGTTCTTATTGTAGTCAATTGCAAAACACGGTCATTCTTTTGTTTAACCTGTGATTCGTAATTGTTTATCTCAGTTTTAATTGTTGATATATTTCTATCTAAAATCTCTATGTTTTTGTCCTGATTTTCAACTTTAAAAGCAGTCTCTTGGTAAGCAGATGAAAGGAACCCGTAAATCCCAGCAGACGTTATTAAAATCAAAATTAGAGTGGCTATAGAAAGATATATCTTGAGTCCTTTATTGATTGAGCTCCAATATTGATACAACAATGAAGCTGTTACTAATTTTGCAAACTCTAGACTCCCTGCAAGAACCATTACCTGCAAAGAAGCTCCTGCAAACATCTTACCTAAACCTGATACGGAATAAAAAGCTGCAGATCCAGAAACAGATAAAGCTGAAAGTGCAATCAACCAGGGAAATAATTTCTTTTTCATACTCTAGTATATATCCACAAAAAAAAGACTGGATTTAAATCCAGTCTTTAATATTATAGTAGGTAAAATTTAATTATTCAATCACTACCCCTTGCTCTGCAGCAGCTAACTGTTGCTCTAAGTCTTTAACTACAGCGTTATCTTGTTGGATAAGAGCTAAAGTTTCTTCGAATGTCTTCCATAAAGAAATAAAATCCTTAACTTCAGAAGCACCTTTTCCTGACCATTTCATAAGAAAATAGTGAGAAGCTTCAACTTCAAGATTTGTTAGATATGCTACACCATCCTTAATTCCTTCTTTTTTAACGGCTTCGATTCTTTTGAGAATTTCAGTAACACCCAATGCTTCCTTGGATCTCCATTCCACTTCTTCGTTCATAAAGTTGTCGAATCTTTTCAATAATTTAGCATCCATTGAAACTGCATACTCCTTATTAGTAAGACTTTTTTTGAAGTCCTCTAGATCTTTTCTGATTGAAGCAACTTTTTCTTGATCAACATTACTGATAAACTTATCAAGGATTTCTTCGTTTTGCGCCTCTGTAATAGCTGGTGATGTTTCTTTAAATTTAGTCTTTGCCATTTTAAATATTTTTTATGTTTGTTATACTTAGAAATTGTAGGAAGTTTCCTAGATAGAGTGCATTTTTCTGAATTTTTGAGCTAATTCAATAAACTGAGAAAGATATTCTTTTAGTTCGTAATCGTGCACTTCAAATATTTGCAAATCTGACGTCTGTTCATTTGCTATCCTTATTTTACCAACCTTTGGAACCTCTCCATATTTTTCCGCACACATAAACATATAAGCAGCTATCTGTAATTTGTAATTTAATATGTCTTCTTCATCTTTAGGAGACGTTGAAGATTTAAAATCATCTACTATTAGGTTTCTTTCTAAATCTCTGTAAACAAAGTCACAAGCTCCTGCCCATCCTCCTTTGAATGTAGTATAAAGAAATGCTTCGTTGTCTACAACTTCTGAGATATTTTCCCAGAACTTAGCATGATAGAAATTCCAGAATAGATTTCTCCCTTTCTCAACATATTTTAAGAATTTTCCGCCTTCCCTTCTAGCTTCTTCGATTGCAAAGATCTGTGCTTTCTTCAATGATCTGTCCACGTCTTTTTCTTTTGCCCACTCTAAAAGAAAAAGCTCCAGCATTGTGTGCATGACAGTTCCTCTTTCTGCAGCATCATGTAGTATCTTTTCCCATCTTTTCTCGCCGAATTCCTTCTTAAGCTTTTCGTATTTTTTGTTTTCTACTAGCTTTAATATAGTAGTAACTGATGGTAAAATTAAAGGAGCCTCAGAGGCTCCTTCTATTATGTAAGCTCTACCCCAAGGGTATGCTTGTCTTGTTATGTTTATATCAGAAGATAAATTCATAGAGATTAATTAGTTGTGATGCTATCCATCCTAAAAATCCAAATTTTGCTTGGGACCAAATAAGTACTAGAATTAATAATATTCGATAGATAACCCATCTTAATGATAGTCTTTGGAAATATGGAGTATACGTTAATAGATATGATAGAGATCCTGGTATTGGATTAATACTGGGTAGTATAATCTCGTGAAGGTTTAAGCTTGTTAAATATTCATTTAAAGGCTTGGATTCTTCAATTACAAAAGCGGGTCTAATTTCTTCTGGCGTATCGGGGGAATAAATAACTTCAGGAGGTAAATTTACTACTGTGTATATTCTTCCCACCCAATCCACTCTTAATTTAAACTTTTTCCATTCTATACTATTCTCGTTATTCTTTATGATCCTACGGATATAAAGATAATTTTTAATATCTATTACGATTCTTTTGAAAGGATAATTCATAAATCTTTTCTATTTTTAGATTAAACTGAAGGAAAAGTTACAAAACGATTAATCGTTAAAAGTTAAATTAACTCCAGGAAACATCTCCCTAACTTTTAATCTCGCTCTTCTTATTCTAGTAGCAATAGCTCTTTTTTTCATACCATGTTTATCTGCTATTTCTTGGTATTTCATTCTTAGTATCTCTCTATCAAAGAGTATATCCTTATAGATGTCAGGCAGATCCTTCATTCTTTCTAACACATTTTCGTATAGATCTTCCATTTCGTCAGTATCACTACTAATATAATCGCAATTGTATATGTTATCCTTATAATGACTTACCTTTTGTACTGGATTATCGCCATCATCGTTATTTCTAACTATTTCTTGTATGATTGGCATATATCGGTCCTCACTCTTTTTTATTACTAAAGATTCGTTTCTTGCTATATTGTATACCCATGTAGAAAAGTTACCCCTTTGTGGATCATACTGTGATATCTTGGTCCATATCTTAGCCATTGTATTTGACACTGCATCTTCTGCTGCATCTGTATCCATTAATATGGATTTACAATGATTTAATAATCCCGGTTTAATTCTTTTATACAATTCCACGAAGTCTTTATCTGAGGACGTCCTCATAAAGCTTTCTGCTAATTCCTGAATGTTTTTTACTGCCATTTTTTCTAATTTTTTTAAATTTCCATTTGTTTTATTTCTATACCTGCTTCTTGAAAAAGTTTAAAGGAATCTGTTTTTCTATAAACTTCTGAGTATACTATTCTTTTAATTCCTGCCTGAATTATAAGTTTAGCACAATCGAAACATGGGGAGAGAGTCACGTAAAGTGTTGAACCTTCTGCACTGTTTGTACTTTTAGCTATTTTGGTAATAGCATTGGCTTCAGCGTGTAATACTGTGGGTAATGTGTTGTTGTCACAATCTTCACAATTGTTGGAAAATCCGGATGGTGTTCCGTTGTATCCATCAGATATAATTTGTCGATTATTAACAATAAGACATCCGACCTGACTTCTCTTACAATGAGAATTCTCGGCCCATATCTTAGCCATTTTTAAGTATAAACGATCGACCTTATTCTGCTTGTCCTGTGGTAGGCTCTGATTGCTCATCAGCTTGAGATTTTAAAGGTGTAACTTCAACTTTATATCTTTCTACGATGTTGAATACATCCCTTAATCTGAATGAGCCCAATAGATTCAATATTTCATTAACTTCTTCCTCGGTAAATTCTAATTTTTTTTCATCGCTTAAAATTTCTAGACATTTTTGATAATTCCCAAACTCCTTTAGGAATTCTAATGAAGCCTGCCTTAGCTCCTTAGTGATCTCATAATTTTTACTCATTTTTATTTATTTAGTTTTGGTTTTTTACAAATATATTACATTGTTCTCAAAAAGTAAACCCCCTAGTCGATTTTTTTTGACATTGATGTTACTAATAAAGGTCCTTGCATAGTATTATTTAGTTGAGTCAGTAGCGTAACCATAGTTTCCATTGTTTTGTTTAAGTCTTCATTACCCGTAGAACTAACGGTTTCTTTTGGAGATTCGCCTTTGTTTTGTTCGTTTCCTGATGTGGAATTGAGACTTGCCGTTTCTGCCGATACCTTAGTTACTGTCTCAGAACTCACTGGCGTTGTAGTAGCGGGCTTAGGTTCTTCTGCTGGTTTATTTTCTGCAGGAGGAGTCACACTACCTAACTTTTGTGTTTCTGTTTCTTTTATACCAGTAGATTGCGAAGAAGTTTCATTCTTAGCTGATAAATTTTCTACAGTGCTAGTAGAAGTTCCTCCCGGTGAAGCTTTCGTAGTAAATCCAAGGGATTCTAAATTTTTATCTATCGCTGAAGATACATCTGTACTTGTTGGAGCTGTGGAGGATATTTTACTTTCTAAAGATTGTGCTGCTCCAGTTGTTCCTGCTCCAGTTCCGCCTGCTCCAGTTCCACCTGCTCCAGTTCCCCCAGTTCCCCCTGCTCCTGATTTTACTCCAAAAAGATTTGATATTAAGCTATCAATCTTAGAAGATGCTTCAGCAGACGCAGGCCCTGTTGTAGTGGCTGGTGTATTGCCTCCAGCTGCTCCCTCAACCTTTTTAGATTCCTCTGTTGGTTTATTTAGGGTAGTTTCTTGTGTGCTTCCTTGTGTAGCTGTATTAGCTCCTCCAGTAGTTCCTGCAGTTGATGTAGTTTCTGTTTTAGCTGGTTCTACAGGGGTTCCTCCAGTTTCTCCCTTGGGTCCTTCTTTTTTCTCCCCCATCTTTTGTTCCTCAGCAGCTGTAGTGGAAGGGGTTTCTGCTTTTTTTTCTTCAGTTGGAGCTTTAGCACCTTCAACAGATCCCTTTTGATCTATTTCTAAAAGTTTAGCTAAACTTTCGTCGTATTTTTTAGACATAGCTAAAACGCTTTCGCTATTGAATCCTTCAGATTCTAGAATTTTAGCTATAGCGGACAGCATTGCACTATTCTCCGGATTATTTAGATATTGTAATGTTTGTGCTGGAATTGACTCTTTGCTATTAAAATCATTTAATAAAAGCCAAAATCCGTCTAATACTGAATCAAACTTAAACTTATCCTCTTTGATCTTACTATCAAAATCGCTTTTTACGTCTTCGTAAGCATCAAAATCCTTAAAGCTGTCAAATCCAACATTTTCTAAAATCTCAGTAACTTTACCAGTTTTAAGTATTGCTGCATTAGCAATCTTTTTCTCTGCATATTTCTTAGACATTTCGAAAATTTCTTTTCCGTCTACTGCTTCACCTTTGTCTATTTGATTCTGTAGAGATTTCGAATATAATCCTGAAGGCGAACGAGCTTCTCTATAAAATACACTTTTAGGATCATAAGCAGGATCTAATGCTTTTAAATTTTGTTCAAAAGAACCTTTGAAAAATTTCTTTGCTGCATCTCCTACACTATTTGCTTCTTTTAAAGTATCAGCAGTTTCTGGGTTTATATTAGCACCCATGCTAGACTGTAGATCCGCATTAAATTTAGCTCTGTCAAAAGCACCGCCTTCAGTTTTAAAAACTGGAAATCCTGATCCTGTTTCTCCTGCCAAAATGTTTTTTTTATTTATATACCTAAAAAGCCAAAAAGTTTAACTTTTTGGCTTTGAAAATGAAAATGCTTCAACTAAATCTCCTTGTTCAGATTTTTTGTTATCTCTTTCTATCTTTTCGTTTAGCTTATCTATATAGATTTGATATTCGTAGAAAGGTAAAGCTTCTAAAGAATCTATTGATAGCTTAAACTCTTCCCATAATCTAAATTTGATATCAAAGTAATTGGCTAAGGATATCTGAAATAACGAAAAGGGATCTGTATCCTCTGGGAAATGATATTTCTGCTGTGACCTCCCCATCACAGCTAGAACATTTACTATAGATTCTTGATTTAGTTGCAAAATTTATTTTTTCGCTAATCTGATCCGCAATTGAAAATTGTAAAGGAGACCATTCATTAGATGCTCTTTCATATTGATCGTAAAGAATTTCATCTAGATTTCTCCAATCCGGAATAATAAAACTTGCAACCTTTGAGAAGCTCTCATCGAATTTTTTTCCTTTCTTTCTTTTTTCCGAAAGTATTTTTCTACATAAAGTAGTAACACCTACAGTAGGAATATAAAGATCCATTTCTGGGCTTCCGTCTTTTGGAATAAATCTAAAAGAATAGGTATCTTTATTATATCTTTTTAGCAGCTCTGGATCTATTACAAAGCTATCTAGAAGATTAGATTTTAATTCTATCTGATCTGCTATATTACAATCAGGTTTTGTACAATTTTTAGTTAATGGAAGAAGTATTCTATTTTCACCTTTAATAAATGTTAGATCTCTTATAGACATTATAATGAAAAATCTATCTTCATACCATAGATCATAATTTTCAAGGAATCCACCGTCCCATCTTATCTTCATACATTTAGATAGTATAGTATTTAGCTTGTCGTCTAAATCTATTCTATCGTCATCATCTACTGTGGAAAAATGTCTAATCTCTTTAACAGATGCAGGTTTAATAGCAATTTCGAATCCTTCTGGATACCCAAATCCTTTAGAAGGTAAAGATTCTGGTGGAAGATTCTTCCATTCACTTTCCATGCCCATTGGAACTCTAGTAGATTTTCCTAGATTAAGATTGTTATTTTGATCTGCTTTTTCTATTAATTGCTCCGCTGAAGGCTTTTGATAATCTTGTGGGATCCAAGATGGGATATTTACATTATCTACATCCGGATCTGGTGTAGATTCTTGTTGTAATTGATCGTACTCAAATTTTGAACCTTCTTCCCTTTTGCTAAGTTCATTTAATAATTCGTCGTCTATATTGTCAGCCATTTCATTTGCTTATATTTCTTTTACTACTTTTTATCGTTAAGTTTCCTAATCGATTAAAATAAAAAATGGAGACTCAGGGTCTCCATTTATATATTTATTTTAAGAAAATGCTAAGAAATGCTAAGAATTAATTGAATACATCTTCAAAATAGTCTGCTCTAAATGATAGTGATATTTTGTAAGGTGTTGTTCCGTTTGTGTAATCTAAGTCCATTGCTTTAATTTGATCTACTGGGAAGCAATTAACTAATTTAACTCTTCTAAATACATCTCCTTGTTTATTGAAGATAGAGACAAGTATGTAAGTTCCTCCAGCATAGGTAGATTTTATACCAGTAGCACCAGTTAAAGGATTATAAACTAAGTCAGACCATTGTCTAAGTGTTTTGAACACATAGTTACTGTTGTTATCGTCTAAGTTAGTTTCAAAATCAATTCTAACTTTTACACCAGTATCATCAACAGCTGCTGCTGCATATCTTCTTTTAGAGAACTTGTATCTTTGTTCTGCTATTCCTGGGTTTTTATCAACTGCAAGACCAGCTACTGATAGAACGTTTTCTACTAGTAGTGTTCTTCCGCCGTTTCCTTGCGGATTTCCTACACCAACTGGAGGTTGAATAATAACCTCGAACTGGTTAAGATAAACTGGTTCGTATAATTGAACCGCTGCCTTTGAGGAGCTAAAATGTGGTAATCCTGCCATTTCTTTTTAATTATATAAATACGTCATCAAAGTAATCAACTGCCCAAGTAACATTTAATTTGTAAATAGACGTTTGAGTGTAATTTAAAGCCATCTCAGGAATAGGTGTACTAGGAAAGCAATCTCTAAGGTTAATCTTTCTATAAACATCTCCTTGTTTATTGAAGACGTTGATTAGGATATTACCCGCATAGTTTGCTTTTAATCCCATTGCACCTGTTAGAGGATTGTAAATTAAATCTGACCACTGACGAAGTACTTTAAAAACATACATTGAATTGTCATCATTTAAGTTGACTTCAAACTCTATATCACAATCTAAACCAGTTCTTTGAGGAGCTGCTCCCGCGTAATATCTTTTAGCAAATTTATATTGCTGTGTTATTTCTCCAGGGTTTTGATCTACCTGTAATCCAGAAACTCTAGTTACTTGTTCTAAAAGTATATTATTACTTCCAGGATTTCCTTGCGGAATAGCCACACCTGTAGGTGGACTTATAGTAACCTCAAACTGGTTGAGGAAAACTGGTTCGAACTTGTTAATAGAAGCCTTCGAACTTGAATAGTGTGGTAATCCTGCCATGTTTTTATTTTATATATTTAACATTCTTTTTGATCATCAAATTTATTAACTAAATTGGATAAATCCTCCAGAAGCAATACCACCTGTTCTAGTAACGGTCATTCTATTAATAAACTTATGAATTCCTCTTGCAGGCTCGATAATAACGTCGATGATACCGATATTTTGATCGATGATTGCAGGAGTATTGTTCGAAGAGTCCATAATAGTTAAGTAGTTATAAATACCTCCTACTGATCTTACTCCAGTTAAGTAGTTGTCTACTAAAGTTTTAATCTCAAGTCTTACTGAATCTTCGTTGAAATCGAAAACGTAGTTTGCTAAGATCTCTTCAATTGCAGATTCTACTGTGATTAATAAATCTCTAACGTGTAAGTTATTAAATGCTGAGTTAGTTCTTTGGTAGCTTGTTTGGTTACCGTAGATAACTACACCAACTCCTCTTTTACGGATGATTGGGTTGATACCAAATGGCTCTAAGTATTCTCTATCTTGAAGATCGAAGTCATACTCAAGTCCAACTAAGTTACCAGCTGAAATAATACCTCTTTTAACACCTGCTACGATTGAATAAGGTTCACCTGTGATAAACTTACGGATGAAGTTATTAGATACGTATGGTGCTGGTGGAACGTTTAAGTTTTTACCGTTATCTCTAATCGTTAAGAACGGAGAGAAGAATCCAGAGAATTTAGCTCCTTGATCTTCGTCAGGAAGAGAGAATGTGAATGAAGGATTTAAACTTAAATTACCTCCGTCTGCGATATATCTAGCTTGTAAAATTGGTGCTGGATCTGTTGCAGTAGGTGCAGAAGTAAATCTAGGATCTTGTGATTCTGAGAATTTCTGCATTGAGGGTACGTTACAGATTGCCATACATTTTTGTCTGTTCTTAGCAAGTCTTGTAAGTTGGTATTTACAGTTTGGTTGAATACCTCCGTCAAATGTATCTACCACATATCTGAATGTAATAACGTCAGTGTCTGCAAGAGTTCTAGCTAAGTTAGTATTGTAAAGTACATCTAAAATAGCATTCATTCTTACATCTGTTCCATTTGGAACTGAAGCTGCTTTAATAGCTGCTCCTGGTAGATACGTAAAGTTGAATGATGTAACAAACTCTTGTACAGATTTGAACTTCCATACTCTTGTGGTTGTACCAGGATAAAGCTGAATAGGTCTTTCTGTCTTAACTTGGATTGTATAAACTCCAGGTGAAGAAGCAGAAGCTACAGTTTTAACTTCAAGTACTCTTGTTAGTCTAGACTGTAAATTTTCAGTTAACGGATTATCATAAGTCTGAGTGTCAGTAGAAACTAATAGATCTCCTACTTTAATACCCGATGAATTAGCCTCAGCAACTGTCATTTCAATAATGTTAGGTGCTAACTGAGTAATAATATCAACATAATCGCTAAGATTACCGTTAGTTGAAACGACATTAAAGCTTAAACCTGTTGTTAAGTTTGTACCTATAGGAAGCGAACTAACATAAGTTGTGTTCCAAGTTGCAATAACTTCTGGTGTTGTAAATGTATCATCAGCATACGCTCTGCATACTAGGATATTAAATCCGTCTCTATCAACGTTATTTTCAAACTTAAGATATTGAAGAAGTGATCCTGTATCATCTTTCCAATCAATATCACCATCGCTGATATTACCTTTTACCCAGTCTCTGTACATTGCGGAGTTTTCGTAAGCTAAATAGCTATCAGTTCCTATTGGAATATCAGGTGAGAAGAAAACGTCATCATTATCAAAGTAGTCAGGACTACCAATTTGGTAAGCATCTAATGTACTTTTGTTTGTTTCGTACCAAGGCTCAACGTATGTTATAGATGCAGTAGAACCAACAAGAGGATGTGATAATCTTAATCTTATTTGTGTTCTTTGTCCTACAGGTAATGTTGAATTAGTTATTGTTTTAGCTTCTACTACTTTTAATTTAACAAGATCTCCAGCATAGAATCCTAAATATCCAGGAGTTGGTAGGTTAGATGTAACTTTACCAAGTACCCATCTAGCTCCAGGAGCATCATTATCAGTAGTAACAAATGAGCTTAATGTAGTAATCTGAGCGTCATGATTTACAGAGTTAGTAAATAATGTATCGATATAAATAGCTCCGCCATCTCTATTAGAAGCATTGTAAGTGTCCCATAGAGTTGTAGGTATACCAGCATCTCCAGTAGCATTAAATAATGTATCTTCTGCTAAAGTTCCTGTTTCTGGTAAGATATCAAATCCAGTAGAAGGAGAAACTCCAGTATCTGTAATCTCTGTACCTCCAGTAGATCCTGCAATGTTCTTATAATATGTGAAATCTGCAAATAGATTTTGGCTATACGATAAGAAATTAAGATTCTTAGGATTTGTTGTGATATCTGCATCCGGTCCAATCTCGTCAACTAAGTGGTGACCAACTAAGTCAATTACTGAAGAGTTGTTTTCTAAATCATCTAAAGCTTCTTCGTTAACTGCACAGAAGATACCAGTTGTTTGAGCTTGGTTATTAATCAATGTCTGAATGTATCTAAGAGTACCGTTTTGATCTACGAAGTTAGGAATAAGTGTACCAGTTACTGTTGTAACGATATTAATTCCGTCTTGTGCTAAGAAGTTATCAATTTGTGCCTTAATGAATCCTTTTGAAGTGAAATATGCACTGTAAACTGGGTCATTTGCTAAAGCTTGGTAATCTGTCCAGTTACCGCTAATTGCAATTACATCAATAAACCAATCAGAAAGATAATCGTACTGATTCATGAAAGAAGGCACGTTATCTGCTCCAAAATATTCTCTAGCAGTAATATCGAATCCTTTTAAAGGGAAAGGTGAGTCAAGAGATTTTCTAACAATAACACTTACAGGATTTTGTCCTATATTAACTAAGCTAAATAGCTTTCTAGAATCTGGTTTTGATCCTGATGTATCTTCAGTTGCTAAGAAATAATTAGTATCAGGGAACCAGAATTTCTCCTTGTTGTAATAAGAAGATACTAATTTGTCTTGTTTTGTTAATGGATCTGAATATCCTCCTGTTGCATTATTACCATTTTGCTCTTCCGTATCAACAGATAATGCACGATATCTAGCAACATCAGCACCAGCAGCAAAATCAGGATCTCCGTTTACATCTACTGTATTATTAAGTATTCTAAGATTTAATGCAAATACAGGTCCACTTCCTAAACATGTTAGTACAGATCTATGGAAAAAAGATCCTTTTTTCTCTAGGGCTTTATCAATTCCTCCAAAAACTGCTTGAAAAGTTGTGATGTCCGGGCAGTATACTGGAGTATTAAAAGGTCCAATATTAGAATAACCAACAACCAAACGAATTGTTTGTGGATTGATTATAATATTTTCCGAAGCATCAAACTCCAAAGTGTAAACACCAGATGCTTTGAATTGTGATAAGTCAAGTTTAACTTGTTTGGCCATCTCTAATTTTTATTTTTTTTATATATCGAAGAAGTTCGCTTCTTTAGACTTCTTTTTCTATGTATATATCATTCTTTCTTTAGGAATCAAGGAGGCCATTCAAGAAAGTATAGTTTGACATCTCATTATTTCTATTTTGTATCTCTTCTACTGAATCGTTTAGTCTTTCCTCTATAAGATTTCTAAATTTTTCAGGAATAACATCATATAGTTCTGATACTGTTTCTTGAAAATCCCCATTGTCGAATACACAGTTGAGATTAACTAGTGTCATTGCTATATCATCCTTACCTATTTGGCTAGAGAAACTTCCATTAGAGTTTATACCAAAATTCGTTAATTCATGGATCGTATTTTTTTCTGAAGGGATTATTTTATATGATCTTGTGTTTATTTTAAGATCGTAGCAGAATTTTTCTTTATTTCTTACCGTAAGCTTTACCCCTGGTCTTAATTTAGATGTAGCCTCTGAATGTTTAGTGTAAACAAACATCTCATCATAAAAATCTTCACCATCAAGTAATTTACTCATTAGTAATTCACCTTTATAATCCATCTCCAATACGATCCTTGTATTTTCTTCCCCTAATATATGAAGTACTAAGATTTCAACAAATGCTTTAAGCTCGTCTATTTGAACAGTATTAGATCTATAAATGCCTACCTGAAGTAAACAGAAGAAGTCACTTTCATCCTCGAAGAATTTTTTATTCTTTATGCTGGTGGTTGGCATAGGAGTAACTTTAAAAATATTAACTACAGAAAAGTCACCCCCACCTCCACCTGCTGTATCTATAGAGATATAAAATTTTTGAGCATCCTTTTCAAATATTGAAGCGGGATCGAATTTAGGATGCCACACTAGACTTGTATAATCTATAGGACTCATCTCAAAAGAAGATAGCTCGTGAAAAACAAAACTCTCTTCGTTTGTTTTTAATCTTTTAAGCGTCGGCGAATCTAATAGTAACCTAGATGAAGAAAGAAATTGACACCCGTATTCTTGATTGAAGTCTTCTTCTGATCCTAATGCTGCTATCTCCTTTTTCTTCCATTCCTCATCTCTATTGGGAATCTGCCACCATTCAACTCTAATTGGGTTAAATTCATTCTCCCCATCAATTGCGCCTTTATACAATTCCCAGAATTTATTCATCCCATTTGGGGTCGATGTAATAATAACCCTTGCAATCTGTGATGAGGATATTGTGGGATAAACCGATTTGAAGAATTGATTAATGAAGTTAGGATTAATGTGAGCGAACTCATCCATGTATAACATATGGATTGTATAACCGATAGACGATGTTTTAGTCGTCGTCTTAGCCATTATTCTACATCCGTTATCAAACTTCATGGTCATCACATTATAAACGATTAGACCAGGCTTTAAGAAGAAAGGTAGTCCTTTCATAATAACTTTGATCTTATCCATTAACTCTGCAGCTGTATCCCCGATATTTGCCATAATCATGGCATTTTTCTCGTAGTTAAATAGTAGGAACCAAAGAAGAAATATAGATGATGTAATAGTTTTACCAGATTGTCTAGGAGAAACGAAAACGTTTTTCCTGTGGAACTGGTATTGATTTAGAATTTGTATTTGATAATCTCTAAGCTGTATTTGTCTAATGCCCTCATCAGTCATAACGTGACAATACTTGTTAGCAAAATAAACAACATCAGCGGCGCATCTTTGCATTTCCTCTAATTCCCATTCGGTATATTCAAAAAGAATATTACCCTTTCTAAGCTCAGGATCATTCTCGTGAAACGGATTGTCCACATCTTTATAGTCTACCCCGTGCTCTTCTGCATTATAGATAAGAGTACCAACTTTTTCCGTCGACCAATAATTATTACCTGATTTATCTTCAGCCATATTTTTATATTTATTCGAAGATGTCGTCCTCTATTTCAAAGTACTCGTCATCGTCGCCACCCAAAAGGTCGGAGGTTCCCCCGTCTTTAGTCTTGGGATTTATTAGATTGTCTTTCGGCATTACTATTTCTGCCTCCTTAACCATACTACCATTTTTCATGATATTCTGTAGATTTTCCATTAAAGATTTGTTACCTCTAACTTTAAGGGCATCCATATTATCTTTAGATTGTATTAGATTACCGTCTGAATCAAATTCTATATTTTCTTTGTTTATCTCTGCAGATTCGCTTTTTAATTGCTTATAGTTCTTTTCCATTTGAGTCATATAATTGGAAAAGTTTTTAGGCATTTGCATTATCTGATTTTGTAGCTGTGCTAGAACCTCGAATAATCTTGGCTCCATTCTTCCTGAATCTATCTCCTCAACTAATTTTGATATAGCATGTTGAGCAGTTCTTATCTGAAAAGCCATTGTTGAAATATTTAATGCGTCTATCTTTTGTTTGTGTCTAATATAGTTATCAGCAGGAAGATTTTCCATATCATTATAAAACTTTGATAGCGAGTCTAGTATTGCTCTAGCTTCCACTTCGACCTCAGTTTTAACTGTATCTACATTTATAAACCTTTGAGGCTTCATTGGCGGTATATCAGGAGCACTTAATCCTGCAAGCATTTCGTCCGCCAAAATGATACCATCGAGCTTATCCTTGAGGTTAAGCTCTTGTTCCTTTGAAAGATTCTGTTTTTTAGGTTTTCTTCTTGGCATAAATTATCTGTTTCTGGCAACTTTTGGAAGTTTCAGTACTGGTTTAGCATTGTCTATAATAATACCCAACTGAGCATCATCTATTATATTTTGATTTAGAATTGTTGACTGTTTTTCCTCTTCTACCATATATTTAAAAAATCTAAAGTTCGTTGCCCATAAAGGACAAGATCTAGTTTTGTAAGCATAATTATTAGTTCCATAAAAAGGACTATCATAATTTTCTTCTATAACAGGCGGTATATTAAATGTATATGCCTGAGTTGTTACCCCATCCAAAGAATGGACTAAGCTCAAATCCGAAGTTTGAGTTGTTGGATTCTCTGGATCATAAGTTAACTTCCACACCTTTATTGAGTATTGTCTAAAAACGTTAGAAAAATTAAAAACGAATCCAAACCAATCATCAACGCTAGGTATAAAAGAACCTAATGTGCTTGCTATACCTTCTCCAAAAGGAGAAGATATCTCTAAGTTATTTATCCTTATTCTAAAACTACCTGTTTGTAGGTAGTTATTAGTAGTTGGGCTTCCAACAGAATTTGATCCGCTCCAAATGAAATCTAGATATAATCCCTGCCCATTATAATAACCATCAAACAATATTCTAGACTGTGCTTTCTGTGCTTTCCATCCAGCAGTAGTAACTGGTGATGCTGCGCCTCCGTCCTTAACAGTAAATCTAAATCCATCTACAATATTTAGTATTTCAAAACCACCAGATCTGATTGAGTCTCCTAGGATAGAAACATAACCATTAGGATTAGGCCTAATGTGAAAATTGTGAGGTATAGGATATGTTGTATAAGTTATTTCTCCACTTCCTATGTTATCTATTGAAATTGGTAATTTAGGTGAAGGCTTAGGAACTAATTTACTTCTGTCCAGATAATTTCTAGTTCTAAACCAGCACATAAATGATCTTTCATCTGCATCAGTAAGAACAGGATCTGCTTTCCATCTAACAGCATCTCTTTCTTCGTCAGTCCATCCAGAAGCAGGAGACACAGGATCTATAGTGTTTGGATCATCTACAAATATCTTATCTAGATCATAATAATTATTAAATACTATTGTCCAGTTGTTATTTAGATCATATTCGATAATAGGTAGATCTTTATTTATGTATGATCTTGTAGGATCTTCTAATCTTCTCTGTGATGTAACCGCATATTGCTGTGGCTTAGTTGCGTCAGTTTCTTGATTTTTCACTTCTTCGCCAAATAAATCCTTTGTGTTTACTGTGTAATCGAGTAATCCAGTTCCATCCACAGCATCAGTAAATGTTGTGTTCTTTTGAACATCGTATTTTACTAATTGTATTTTAAAATATACTGGATAGTTATTTATGTCTCTAAAAACGTACATTGAATCTATACGGTAGATTCTATTAGTTCTAGGAAAATAAATAATATCCCTCTTTCTTGGCTGAGATCCCTTACCAAAAATCCCTTCAAAATATTTTCTATCTATATGAATTTCAAAAGGCTGGTTAAAATTTAATCCCCAGGTTTCAAATGTTAAAGCTGCATCCGGGAATTGGTTATTAGGCACCATTACCTTCACGCATTTCTCATCAACAACGTCAAATAATGTATACTCTTTTAATAGAACATCTTTTCCTCTACCTTGTGGTTGTACTGAATAATACACCACCTCGTGGCCAAAAACATTATTTACAACCTTACTTAGATCCTGATAGAGATTTATTGCTCTGTTTATATCATAAGGTCTAAATGTAAAATCACAATCGCTAAAAACTATAGGATAGTTAGTTAGCTCTCTTCCACAAATTGGTGCAGGCGGTGCTGTCATTAGATCTCTAGGATCCACAGTAGCATAAGTTAAATCCAGCTCAAAATCATTTAATATTATTGGAGGACTTAAATTAGTTCCTGGGGGAAAATAAGGGCTAGAATTTTCATCTGAAGCAGCAGTTAATCTTATTTCTATCCATAGGGGATTTGCCGGAGATATAGGAAGAGCCTGTACTGCTTGTTCTGTTAGCTCACTCCACAATGACCAGTTATCTCCATTAATACTCCATCTGAATTCCAGATAAAGAAAAATACTAGGAGGATTCTCTCCACTAGCATCTATAATCCATCCATTAAAACTTTGTACGTTCTTAAATGAATCGTTGTAGGAGATTATCCTATAATTGCCGATTGATGTAAATTCTATTAGTTCTGCCATTTTGGCTTTCTGTTTGTAATATATATCAGTAAAAATGTTATGAAAAAATTAAGAGCAGCAATGGACAGGTTTAGCTTCGGTCAACTTACTTCAAATTCCGACGGTAAAACATCAGGAAGTGGTACGGCGGGACTTTATATTGTATTTATTGGAGGTGTTTGTTTTTTTCTTGGATGTATAGATAAAATGTTTCTTGATAAGAGTGTAGATATTTTAACACAATCTATTATTATGATATCTATAGGAGCAACACTTTTAGGATACAGAAAATCTAAAGATTCTGGTATTGAGGAGATAGAACCTGAAAAAATAAAAGAAACTGAAGAAACTCCTAATAACGAGGATCAGATGCTAAATTCTTAAGGATTATAAGGAGCTTGACCCGTTGCTCCAGTCACACCTGTGATGTCCTTATTAATATCATAAATTCCAAGTCCACTTATAATTGTACTATTGTCTGGCGGAGCAGTACCTAATTCAACATTTAATTTTATTCCTCCTTGCATTAAGTTTCCTCTAAATCTTTCTGTCGTAAGATCTAACTGTGGAAGATAAGTCTCTAGGTCCATAGAGAAACTAAGTGTTATTGCTTCACCTCTCTGTGATCCGTAAGACATTTGAAAATTGTTAGGCTGTTTATCTGGAGGAGAATCTTGTAAGCTAACCTGAACAGGTACTCTAAATCCTTTGTAATAGAAGAAATATTGGAATCTTTTATAAAGTATTTCTAGAACGCTCTGTTGTATTTTAAAAGCATCCACTGTGGTATCTGCTTTTATTTTTGCACTTATCTGTATTCCTAAAGGTATAGGATTTAAGTAAGAAGAATAAGTAACCATTTCGCTACCACTTCCTTTTTCGACTTCTTTTACATAAGAAGCCCTTACATATTTAGTAGTCGCTCCTCCTGTGTCTATTCTTATTGCACCCATTTCCAATATTCCCCTAGGTACAACATCGTAGTTACCTTCAGCAAAAGCAGGATTACCGTCGCAATCTTCATAAGATAAATAGAAATCCTGTAAGAATGGCTCATCTCCTACCATAGAGTAGAAAAAAGGGATGTATATAGTACTACTGCTTTGGTCTGAATTGACCTGAGTATAAGTTATAGTCTCGTTCAGTTTACTAAGTAACCCTAAGATAATACCTCTAAAGAATACGTCGTCCGTATTAAATTTTTCTAAAAAATTCATATTAATTATTGTCTAATATTACGGAAGTACTATCGATAATGATTGGTTTGCTTCCATATTGGTATGGATCTTTATTAAGATTTATTATACCTACTGCTGATTGTAAATAGATTGGAATATCTCTCATCTTAAATGTTAGAGGAGTCATGTTGCTGTTAGTGTAATCTGGATGTTGAAAATTACCAGTTGCATATTCTACATCGGATAAAGATCTACACTCTATTAAAGATACTCCTATAAAATAAGATTTTAAATATCTTACCCCATCACTCGAAGAAACAGATACTTTAAATCTGTAAACAAAATACTCTTTTTGTGGAATATCGTCTACTAATGAATCAGGTTTTACTACCAGGAAGTAATTGTATCTTGGTGTAAGATTTCTAATCGATGTGGTACCTGCTGGATATACTTCTGCCATGTTTTATATATCCGAAGGGGATTTAAGATAACTTTTCAAAAGCAATATCCGAGAAATTGTTCTTCTTTGATATTTCTATTTTGTAATCGAATATCTCTGTGGGCATCGGAGCATGATTAATTACAAAAATGTTCATACTTAAATCATCAGATAATTTTCTTAATGTATTTAGTATGCTGTGAACTCCATCAGGATCTACAGAGCTAAATATCTCGTCAAGGAATAATATATTAACTGACGAGAATCTGATTTTCATCAACTTGATGATTGCTACAAGTACTGCAAAGTCAACTTTTTTCATTTCTCCAGTTGATAATGTCTGTGAAGATATCTCTTCCCCCATATGAAATATCTGAGCATTAAATTCCTCGTTAAATACCACTTTATAAGGCAAATGAAGCGATAGAAGTGTATTAAGTATCTCATTATTAAGCGAGGGGAGAATAGACTTAATAGCGAGCTGCTTAACGCCCTTCTCGCTTAATACTTCATCTAAGGTCTTAACCCATATTTGTCTTTCTTCCCATACGGTTTTTTCCTGACTAAAATTTGATAGATCATCATTAGCAGAATTTAATAGTTTACGTATAGAATTTAACTGATCATTATTCTTGGCAGTCTTAAGTGTTTTTAATTTATCTTGTAAAGTTCTTATTGCACTCTCAATCTTTCCTCCCTTGGTAAATAAATCATTTTTAATAGTTGCTAAATCTGATTGTACCTTTTTAGCATCCTCGTAATTCTTCTTTAAATCCTTGAGATCGTCTGTGTATTTTTCCCTTGTATTTGATAGATCGTCAAATACGTTTTTATGAAAATCTGTAGAAAGATCCGATTTACATGTGGGGCATTTTTCATTGTTATACAGATTCATTTTAGAATCTAGTTCTTTTATTTTAGAGGAAAGATCACTTAAAATCTCGTATGATTTTGTTACGTTCCTCTGAGCTTCATTTTCTTTACTTCTAAAATCTTTAAGCTTGTCTGAATGCAGTTTAAGTAGCTCTCTGTAATTTTCTAAATTTTCCTCTGCACTTCCTATTTCAGATCCTGCGTTTTCTACTATTCTTTGTTGTAGCTCATCTAGTTCTTTTTGAGAAGCTGCTATAGATCTTCCTGTTGCAAATATCTCACCAGATAACCTGTCTATTGATGATTTAATATTCTTTGTTTCTTCTTTGAGAATATCTCTCATTTCGTTTAGAATATAAAACCCAAAGATCTTATCAATAATTAATTTCTTATCAGCTGTGCTCATCTTGAGAAAGCTTTTAAAATCGTTAATTGATAATGATATAGTGTTATTAAATACGTAGTATGGTATCTTTAATATGTCATTAGATAGAAAGTCCTGTACATTATCCTTACCTGCTTGATCATAGATATTCCCATCTATCGAAAGCTGAAAAAGAGATGGGTCTAAACCCCTCTCAACCTCATATATTCTACCATCCTGCTCGAATGTTATTTTCATCCATGCAGATTTATTAGATCTATTGGGAATATCCTTTAGTTTTTTCCCTTCTAATTTACCATATAGACCGAAAGTAATAACATCGGAAATAGTTGATTTACCAACACCATTTTCACCTACAACCTGTATAAGTCCAGATTTTTCCGGTAATTCTAAAATCTGGGTCTTATTACCATAAGAGGCAACGTTTCTCCACTCAATCTTCTGTATCTTCATCTTCTTCTACTTTGACTGAAACCTTGTGTAAAAGTTTTTCTATTGCTTTATAAATCTTAGTTTTCTTATCGTCCTCGTAATTACATTTATCTAGATATAACTGTGTAAGATCTAATATAGAAAAGCTCTTACCCTCTAGATCGTGAAATCCTTCGTCTACAACTTCATGATCGTTGCTAGTAATAGGAGTGAAAGAAATTTTAAGCGGGGGATTTACATATTCTGTTAATAATCCAAGTGGTGCTTTAACTGCAACTTCTGGATCTACTAATATGTCGATAAAATTATTTTTAAAAATTGGATTTAGCTCTGAAGGCGTAGAATTCAATATTTGTTCGAATGACATCCTAACAAATCTTGGAGAATAATTGTTTTCGTAGTATTCTTCAAATCCTGTCTCTAGGTCCAAAACAGTTATACCTTTAGCATTATCTGTATCAGATCTTGTTAGTTGATACGGGGATCCTAGCATTCTCATTTTACCAAATGTCTGAGAGAAATGAATATGCCCAGAATAAACTCTTTCAAATTTATCCATATCTGAATATTCAAGCCCTGCTTCAATTCTAACAAACTTATTGAACATAAGCCCTTTTAGATCTGTATGGCAGAACATATAATCATGGGTTTTCGCTTGAGATAATGTTTCCCTTTCTGCTTCGTGATCCTTTCTCCATGGCATTAGAAAAACTTTCTTAGGACCCATTTGTATTGTCTCTGGTTCCTCGAATATTTTAATCTTTGGTATCCATTTTAAAGATTTTAAAGAGTTGACCTCGTTGGTATTTTTACCATAGATGTCGTGATTTCCGCATATTATAAAGATACCATCTTTAAAAATGCCGGATAATTCCTCGAAAATTTCTATTCCAAGATTAAGTACCCTAAGATTTAATGATTGTCTACTATCGTAAACATCGCCAAGATGAACTAAACAATCACCCGGTCTATAAATCTTCTTACATAATGGTATAAACCAGTTCTTAAAATAGTCCTCGTGTATTTCGATCCAATCGTTAGAATTGTTTCTTACACCTAAGTGAGTATCGGTAATAAAAATTACTCTCTTTATTTTTGGAAAATCTAGCATTAAAATATTTTTTTAATACCTTTCTTACTTAGAATACCATATTTTTTGTCCATTTCTTGAACTATAATCTCTTTATATTTCATATGGATAGATTCATAAGCTTTCTGGTAATTAATAGCTGTATAGTCACATATTGCAACAAATTTCTCTACCATTGAGAATTCTGTTTCCTCTAATTCCTTAAGAATATCCTGAAATATTAAAGGGATAAGATCTTTGGGAATCTTTTTACTTGGACTAATAATTGTCCACCTAGATCTTAAAAATATCTCATCTATCTTGGAATTTAGCTTAACTGAATGTAAATATTCCTCGTCCTCGTAAGTGACCGTAGATTGTAAACTTCTATAGTCTAGGTTGGGATCAACTTCGAATTCTTCTAGCTCTACGTTTTTGGATTCTATATCCTCAATCTCAGGGTTTAGGTCAAGATCTTTCGCATCATCTTCAATCAGTTTTTTTTGTTTTTTCATTAATCGTTCATTATTTGAGAATTAGGATCCTCTGAGATTCTCATAAAATTGTAATCAACTAGGAATTTCCTGTATGAGTTTTTATATCCCTCGTCCCTGTTTGCTAGTAGCTTCAATTTATATTCTCCTGCCGTATACATTAACGGATCTTGAATAATACCAAACATTCCATCAACTGTAGCCACTAAGCCAGAAGATTCAGATGCTGAATTCATACTTAAATCAGTAGCATCAAATTCGCTTTGTTTTGTTTGTGTTGCAGTTACTATAGCCCATTCATTTCTTTGTGCAGCAGCTCTAAGATCTTCTGCAATCTGTTTGATCTTCATATAAGTATTCTCAGAATTTGGATTTCTCCAGTTCTTCATAATATTAATGTAGTCTATAATAACAATCTTAAATTTTATTCCCATTATCTGCTCTGTTTTAGAAAGCCAGTTTTCCACGTCTATTGCAGATGCTTGCGATGTTGGAAATTCCTTAACGACTAATTGACCAGGGGTTGCTAAATTGTCAAATCCAATGTTTCTAATTTTTTTCTTTAGTAACTCGTCATTGTCAGCAGTATTCTTATATTCTGACATTCTAATACCTAGAAGATTAGATCCTAATCTTTTCATATATTTTCTGTCACCTAACTCGAGAGTAATAATAGCAACATTATTAGAAGCTCTTACAGCTTGTGATGCTATATTTCCTAGCCATAGTGTTTTACCAACTTTAGGTTGTCCCAACAAAACATATAATGATTTAGCAGAAAACCCTCCTCCTAAGCAGTAGTCAATATATTCATATCCGCTGGAGAATGTGCTGTTAGCGTATTGTTTATGAGCTTCCGGATCATTAAAGTTTAATCCCATATCAAATGAGAAATCCACTTTGTTTCTATCAACAACAATTGATTTGTAAGTGTTAATTACATCCTTAATATTGTCAGGAGTTACATCGGTACTTTTAATATAATTAATAGAGTCAACCGCACTTTTTTCTAGTGTCTTCCACTCTATCCAAGATTCGGTATTTTGTTGTAACCAATCTAGATCGTAATCGCTTAATGATATAGACCACATAGATTCCAATAAGGAATCAGTAAGTTTGTCTTCAATCTTTAAAAGCTTGGCAGATTCTCTAACCTGATTTTTGCTCGGGATTTGCTGATATTTTTTCCAAAAAGATTTTACAACTTTAAAAGCCTCTTGATAATCCGTGTTCTTGAAGTAGTTAGATTCCGTTGCTTCAATATAAGCAGGATTATCGATCACTGCTTTAAACCAAATATTTTCTAAGTGTTGATTCTGCATTTTTTAATAATGTGGGTTATCCTTTATTTTGTACCAATTTTTATTTCCTAAAGTTTTTTCAGTTTTCTCGAAAATCTCCGTTTCTATTAATTCTTTTACAGCATCTCCAAATTTTTCACTTTCCCAATTCTCCGGTAAAAATGAATTGAAAGTCTGATCTGAGAATTCCCCATCAGGTCTTCCATCTTTAATTAGATAAGAATTAAGCTCGTATATAACATCTTCTTTTGTTGGGTATTCTGGAAGATCTCTCCATATACCTAGAAGATATTTCATTTTAAGTTTACTCTTCTCCATCTTCTCCTTCAGTATCTAATTCAGGCTCAGCTAATATTGCTAATTCGTTTTCATCAAAAAGATCTGGCAATAAGAAATGAGGTTTAATTACTTTTTCGTCAATCATATGTAGAACCTCATCTGTGAATATTTCACCAGAGAATAATTGTGACGAAGTAACGGTTTTACCTAAGTGCTTGATTGCCCATCTCGTTGACGAAGCATTAGGAGTAAATTCCATTTCTCCTGTTTTCTTGTCAACCTCTAATTTACCTCTTTCGATCCCGCAAATTTCCCAAGAAGTAAAATCTTGTAATCCCACGTAAGGATTCATACCATTCATGAATGAGATATGGAATTTAACTGGATAGGGTCTAGTAAATCTTGCTTTCTTAGGCGTTGATGTTACAATAATTCCTGTTTTTGTGTCATTCTCTTTTAATTGTGCTTTAGAAAGCATAATAACATTACTCATTGAAAAAATAGGACCGTCACCACCAGATGCTTCTTTCGTTGGCATAAATCCACCTATTCCTCCTGTTGTCGTGTGATTAGTGCATATCAATGGAATTCTAACCCCTGTTAGGTCTAGTGTTATAACACGGAAAAGAGATCTCATTTCTTTAGATCTTAATCCCATGTCCATTGCGCTCTTACCTTTGACTGCATCTCCTGTTTCTTTATCGGTACTAAGCATACCAAGAGAATCTAAAATGATCATGATTTTAGGTTCTGCTCCTTCTTTTCTTGCATTCTTAACTTTTTCTAAAATATTTGTTGTGAATATTTTAAAGTCATTAATAGTCTTAATAGGCTGGTATCGAACTCTAGTTGGATCGACTCCAAATTTTTTGGCTGAGCTTTTATCTATAGCACCTTCAGTGTCACAATAAATAACATCATAATCTTGCTTCTGAGCTTCTCTTGTAATATTCATTGCAAGAAATGTTTTACCTGTAGAAGGATCGCCTGCAATTCCTATTGATCTGTTATTTGCTATACCTCCAAACAAACTTCCTGAAAGCTGAGCATTTAAAAGATAATTACCCGTCGAAATCCATTCTGTTGTTTTTGAAAACTCATTGGTTTCTAAAATTGATCCCATTTCAAATCCATCGATCTTTGAAAGGGCTTTGTCTAATTCTGTAAACGAAAATTCTTTTTTTGCCATATTATTTTTATTATTTAGTTATCTTACATCTTGCTTTAGTAATAATTTCAGAATCCTTTAATTCCTCATTTCCAAATCTTCCATCCATTTCACTAAGAATGTATAGATCTTTCCCTATTTCTCTTGCTACGTTTTCCAATTGCTCTTTTTCTTTAGTTACATCAATATCACCATACCAAATTTTACCCTCTCCTAAAACAAAAATATTTGAATTAAAATAAACTTCATTGTCTGGAAATCTATCTCGGTAGGATGATTTAGAAGAAGAAATCATTCTTCCACGGAGCAATTTTTCACTTTCAAAAATTTCTTCCATAAGTTGTTTTCTTTATTATACCCCTATTAAACCGTTTTAATTCAACGGTTTTGAATTATTTTTAAAACTTCTCTTAAGATTAAGAAGTTTAGAACAAGCTTCAAAGTTCTGGGATTCCTCGTTCCATTCAATAAGGGTATCTAGAGTTTTTTCTGCCTCAATTGGATTATCATCCAATGCCTCAGAAAACAAAAAAGGAGAAGAAAGCCATAGCTTTGTTTTCTTCTCCTTATCAATAATATATTCAGGTTTTTCTATATAAATAAAATATCTACCGTCGGGAGATCTTTTAATATATTTTTTGCCCTTTTCCATACTATATTTATAGTAGAAAAAGACAAATAAGTTTCCAAGTTCTTAGACCAGACTTCCCAGTATAGATTTTTTAATACTCCAAGACGATTTTACTAAAAATGCACACTTTTCGTATTCTTCTAATTCTTCAAAATGGCTAATCAATCTTTCAAAAAGATCTGAGTCTCTAAATTTGTATAATGGGCTTCCTTCTTCGAAAGCTTTTTCGCCCATGGTTTCTATATAATTATAGAGTTTTCTTGATTGCTCATCATAGAGTTCATCAATCTGATCTTCTAAATCTTGGAGTTTTTTCATGTTTCCCATATCCATATCCATTATTTATTAATTGTAAATATAACTACTATTTTTGTTTAAAAAAAATGATTCCTTAGATGTTTCCCGGTTTTTGATAATTTGTAAATATCTCCTCTCCTATTGATATTTCTCTAAGAGCAAAAAATATTATTTTGTTTTTCTGTGTATCAGTTTCCCAGTCAGCATTAAATTCTTTATCTGAATGATTAAATATACTTCCAAATCCTAAGCATATACATAATCCTTCCCCCTTTTTAGGCCAGCTAAAAAAATGGTCATGTAGAATCTTAGGATATTCCAATTCTCGGGGAACTATAAAAAAATGGCATTCTTCAATAATTTCCCCTTGCTTTATTATTTCCGAGCAAAAAACTCCTCTCCCGTGAATGGAAGAATCGTCGACATAAATCTTATTTGATCTGTATAACATATTATTTATAGTGTATCTAAATGTAAAAAATTCGAAATGTAGATATATAAAATAAAAATTCATGGAGAATTTATTGTCTATAGAACAATTTATAACAGAGGGAAAACTACAGTTTTCCCCTCAACAGATAAGGGAATCATTAGAATATCTTAATTCTGATGATCCACAATTACTAGAGGCTTGGTATAATACAATATTAGATTTTGCAGCGCTTCTTCCAGTAGTAGGATCTGCAGCAGAGGGTATTAACTTAGTATCTTATGCTAAACAAGGTGAATATCTTTTAGCAGGACTTTGTGCTATCGGATTAATTCCAATCTTCGGGCAATATATTGGAGCAGGTGGTACATTGCTAGTTAAAGCTTTAGGAAAAGGAGCTGGTTTAGGAGCTAGCATATTAAGGCCTTTAGTTAATTTAGTAGCTAAATTTTTCCCTAAAATTGCAGCTTTCTTTAAGAGCGCTAAATTTACTTCTAAGTTTGCTGGTATAGCACCTTATACAAGTAAAATGATGGGATCTCTTAAAAATTTCGTTACGAACGGAGGATCTCAGATTGCTAATTTAGCTAAGGACACTTCTAAAATAAAATCACTTAAGAGAGAAGCTAGAAACTTAAAAAGCGGAGTTAAATTTACTGAATGGATTTTTGGGGATAAAACATCATCAATGCCGTCTACTGCTTCAGCTAGTGCATATGGAGGATACGGGTCAGCCCCACAATATCAAATGCCGGTTCCTAAAGATGCCTATATGTCTTACCAAGGAACACCACTACAAAATATTAGGCCTTATACTGATATGGAGATATCTCAAGCTGAAATGGCTAACGACTGGTCACAATACCTATAAAAACTACAAACCCAAGATTTCTCTTGGGTTTTTTGTGTAGTAAGATTTAGATTTTTTCCCCGCAATTTGGACAGAATTTCCAAGATTGCTTTTTAGCTCTTGTACCACAGTTTGTACAGTAGTTTCTAAGAGTAGAAACCTCAACTGGTTTTTGTGACTCAGGAAGTAATTTAATGATAATAGAACTTGTAGGAAATGAGCTAAAATTTCCGTTTACTGTTTCGAATAATTGATTGCTCGAATCACCTTTTTCTATCCTACCTGTTTCAACACTTTTAGATACACTAGCATTAACTCCTATAGAACCGCTAGTAACGCTGGACACAGTAAAAGTATTATTTACAGTGGTACCACCGAATGGATAGCTATAAGTATCATACAATGTACCGGGGATGTATCCTGTATTACTACTAGAAGTCAATGTAAGAGATCCAGGAAATGACGAGTAAGTGGAAGTTGTAATCTCAGTATAAAAAGAAACTTCTACACCTCCATTATTTCTGATAGCATTTAAAGCTTCATTTGATCCTTCGACTTCATACGTTTCAAAAACAAATTTGTTGTTTGAATCGATAAATCTTTCCAGATAAACTCTCTCACCTGGTTTTAGTACAATCCCTGAATTAGAAATACTATTACCGTTGATAGTGATTTTTGCAAGTACCCTTGACGTTGTTGGATTGAATAATTCAATCTCGAAATTTTCACCGTCTTTTAGATAGACGGAATTCTCATAGATCTTAGATCTATTTCTGTTTTTTGTGATGTTCGCAGTACACTGCGACGTCACGCTTGGCGTTGAATAATACATAAAGACTATTTTATTTGGCCCCTTCCTTTGTTTCCATTTCTGAAAACTCTACGGTTTGTTGACCGGGAAGTGACTAGAAACCTCTAGTTCTACTATTATATAACCAACTTATAAAAAGTTACAAAAATTACTCTGATTTTTTCTTTCTCGTTTTTTTAACGGGAGCTTCTTTTACTTCTTCCACTTTCTTAGATTTAGGTTTAGTGGGTTTTCTCTTTTTGGGCTTTTCCTCTACTTCACTTTTTTGATGCTCATCTCTAATCTCCTGGTAGATCTCAACATTTTTTGGTGGATCCCAAAGACTCATATTCATCTTAAAATCTATATCGTAGTTTTCAAGATTTTTTTCAGTTTTACTAAACAGATTTTTAAAAAAATTAATGATGGCTTTCATAGAGGATTGTTTTATTTTTAGTTGTCGTTTTGCTTAAATTTTTCTGTCTCCTGTTGGTCTTGTAGTTGTGCTTGTGATTGCTGGCTAAGAACTGGATCTTCTATACTAGTAAGAAGTTCTCTGTAATATTCAAGTGGTTTTTTATTTTCATATTCCCCCGGCTCAGCTATAGCTCCCGTAAAATTACCTAGTAGATGATTATTTGAATCATCATGTTCTCCTTCATTCCCGAAAATCTGATCTATGTACTCGTAGTAATCCTTTTTAGTCTTACCCCCACCAGAAGGGAACGATTTAAACATCTGATTATTTTTCTCTACTATATAATCTGGAAATTCCCATTCCCAATCTTTTTTTATTACTGCAGGATAGAAAGTAATTGCTGCAAAATCGCCAGCTACTATTGGTTTTTTTAACTTCATTCTCTGAAACCAAGTCTTGTAGAAAGACCTGATAAGATCAAGTTGATCAATATTGGACATTTGTAAAACGTCGTTAGGAGTTAATGTTTTTCCACTCTCTGTATCTATGAATTTTTCTATAACTAAAGGCATAAATGATAGAAGTCCTACTGCTCCTGACATTCTGTCATTTTTCTTAGAATCAAATCTACTCTCGTGAAAAATAGTGTGCATAAGCCATAATGGATCAATTCCTAAATCGTCTGATATCCTGACTATTTTTTTAAGAAATGCTTGTCTATTTTCTTCTATTAGTTTTGGATAAGGTAAAGCAGTAACAGTCTCGTCTTGATAAGATTCAGGATCTACTTTATCTATTCTTATAGATTCGTTTAAAAAGTTTTTGAAGTCTCTTAGATGTTTTAGCATTTATTATATATCCTTATAATAAATTCTTAAGCATAGGTTTTTCAGAAGCCCAAGCATGTAAAGAAGTAATGTGCATTGTAAGCATACCTGGTTTTACATCTTTCCAGTTTTCTGGATCTTTTTTCTTACATTCTTCGATAAGCCAAAATACCTTCTTAGCACATAAATATATGTCATCTCTGAAGTGTCTGAAGAAATCACACGATCTAATATAATAAACAACGTGTACCCACTCTGCCCTTCTAATAAAGTGATATCCTATCGTACAAGGAACTCTTTCCCCGTGAACTGATCCTGTATCTTCTGGAAACCAAATAGGAAGAAATGCTTGTCTTGTAAAAGGTTCTCTAACCATAAGATTAATAACGTCTGCAAAATCACCGTAGTGATATCTTATTCCTTTTAGGGTTACACCAGATTTCCTAGTTGCTGAATCATCCTCTCCGTATTTCCCCCATATTCTTTCTGGATAAGTATGTGAGAATTTCTCTTCTCCTCCAAATTCTGAATTGTTCTTTTGAGCATATGGCCAACGAACATGAGAAGGAGGGGGATTAAGAGGTGAACCACTAACCCTTTCTTCGAAGTGTTCGTCTGCCCATAAAAAATTTGGTTTGATCTGCTCACCAATAACTTTAATGTCAGGAGACATCTGACATGAGAATGAAAGATTTAATGTTTCTATCATGGCATATTTGGGATCATCTTTGATCTCTTTGCCTTGCCATCTTTCAGTGTGAACAATATATGAATAATCGTACATCTGTTGTGCAGTCCAACGGATCACATCATTAAATCTCCCAAACTTTTTCATTAAACTTTTTCTTTATTATACTAAAAAACCTGATCTAGTTTCCTATTTGGAGTATCTTTCCATAGAATTTTTAGAAATTTTATTGAACTTTACTTTGCCAATAAATTCCCCGATCGTTAGACAATCAGTATAACTCATAGCAGATTTTAAATAATCTTTAAAATTTTCAGCCCATCCTCCAAGCGTGTATTCGACGGGTTGCATTTTACTAATTCCTTCGGATGTTTTCAAATCTTTTTTTCCTAGACTCTTTTGTACTTCCTTAGTTGACATACCTCTAAACTTCTTATAGAATTTCTTTCCTGCTTCAAATTGGATTAGTGTATCAAAAGAGTATTGATCTACTTTATCTCCTGGCTCTGTCCAAGAATCATATTTTTTATTAGCTTCGAATGTTTCACCGCAGCTTTCTAGAGCTTTATTAAAAATACTTCCAAGCATCACGTAATCAGCTCCTAAAGCTAATGCCTTAATCACGTCAGCATATTTTTTAAATCCACCGTCTGCTACGATCTTGGCTGAAAGATTTCTTTCCTGCTGGATTTTTGCAGTTTCGTGAATCAAAGAAGCCATAGGATAACCAACACCCGTTTGTACAGTTGTTAAACATCCTGCTCCGTTTCCTATTCCCATTCTAACATAATCAGCTCCTGATTGTGCTAAAGAAAGATATGTTAAAGGGTTAGCACAATTGCCAACCATAATAACTAGATTTCTTCCGTAGATTTCCTTAGATTGTTCTAGCAATTCCTTTACAATCCTCATGTGTCCGTTCGCTATATCAATTAAGGCGTACGCTTTTCGACCTAGAGGTATGTTAGCCTGATTATCAATAAAAAGTCTCTTAAAATCATCTAAACCATAAGAGAACCAGACATTATGATCTAATGAGATATCTGTTAATTCGTATTCTATTTTTCTAGGAATAATGCTGTATATTTTATGAGAGTTAAAAACTTCATAATTATCCATACTGATTACTGTGTCCATTGGAGCTGTAAAAAGGGGAAGCATTTGTTTCTCGTCGAAAGGATCTACTTTCTTTCTTGAAAGTATTCCCGTGTGCATTTCTGGTTCGATAAGAATATCGTCAAAGTCAAATAGCATATCTTTTATTATTTATAAATCTTATAGATATAAGATTCACAAAAAATCCCAGTAATACTGGGATTTTTAAAATTAATCAGGAAGATATGCTGTCCAAACATCGATCCCTTTGGAAAAATTCCTTATGAAATAACCATAGCCTGGTTTAAATGGCTTTTGTCTCATTTTCATACCAGCTTCCTCAGGTGTTCTATCGCCCTTTCTACCGTTACATTTTGAACAGCAAGTAGCTAGATTTTCCCATGTGTTACCCCCACCCCTAGATCTTGGAATAACGTGATCTAGCGTGAGATTCTTATTGGATTCACACCCTAAATAAATACATTTCATTCCATCTCTTTTAAAGATATTTTCCCTTGTAGGCTTTAACTTCTTAAAAGGTAAAACAACATACTTTAGAAGCCGAATTACTGACGGTCTTTTGTAAGTGCTTTGATCAGTAACAATTGGATTTTGTTCGTCATGCTCTAAAACCTCAGCTTTACCTTTGTATACAAGCTTAAATCCCCGGGCAAAATCGGTAACGCTTATAGGCGTAAAGTCATTATTTAGTACTAGCACTTTCATAACTACACTTTTTTACATACTGGATTTTTAATTTATAATTTATCTTCTTCGATAATAGAATACCAAAAGATTTGTTGTTTTGAATTTTTTACTAAATTCCAAAATTCGTTCCATTTTTTTTCTGTCGGAATTACTTGACATCCAGCAGAATATCCACCAACACAGGGTATACCAGAAGATCCATCTACACCTTTAGGAGATAACCCATAATGAAAATTTGTACCAGTTCCTATATCTTTTTTTGGTGGATCATATGTTTTTACCACGTTGTCTTTTGCTGAAAATCTATTTACTGGTATTTCCTTTGGAGATAATCCATCAATACTAGGAACCAAAGCAGGTATTGTTTTATTCGACGATCCAAAAGTGTGAGTTCCGATCTTAAATTTATATTCAGAATCATCCAAAATTGCTACATCGGTATCGAACCAAGCGACAGAAGGAACTGTGGTGGCTTGGAATGGTGTAATATTAGGATTTTCTTTTTTTGCATTCTTTGGTATAAAATAAATACTGTCAATATATTTTTCTTGACCATTCTTTCTAGCTTCCAATTTTCTTCTTATTCCTACTATTACTGCATCACCATTATCAATAGATTTTAACGTCTCTTTGTATTTTCCCACTTTAATTAGATCACCATGTATTTTTTTAAAAGACACAGGAACCTGTGGAATAACAGGGGATTCTTTGCAATAATTTTTTATGTATTCTTCCCTATTACTCTCGTTAATAAATTCAGAATATTTTAGGATCATCATGACCTATATATCTTATTTTTTAGATGTCCCGCCAGGGCTCGAACCTGGACTCTTCTGAATCAAAATCAGACGTGTTGCCAATTACACCACAGGACATTATAGAGCCTTTGACAGGGATCGAACCTGCGACATCTTCATTACAAATGAAGCGCTCTACCAGCTGAGCTACAAAGGCAATAGGTGACAGAGGAGAATCGAACTCCCGACCTTCTGAACCACAATCAGACGCTCTAACCAACTGAGCTACCGTCACAGTAGCGAGTGGCAGGTTCGAACTGCCGACCTTCGGGGTATGATTCCGACGCTCTACCAGCTGAGCTAACTCGCCATATAAAAGTGGAGGATAACGGATTCGAACCGTTGACCCCTTGCGTGCAAGGCAAGTGCTCTAGCCAGCTGAGCTAATCCCACTGGAGCAGGTACCCGGAATCGAACCGAGATCTTCTGATTGGAAGTCAGAAGTAATGACCGTTATACGATACCTGCATTTGGTCGGAGCGGAGGGATTCGAACCCCCAATGCCGTAAGGCGGCTGATTTACAGTCAGCTGAGCAACCAATTGCTCAACACTCCGAAGTGCGGGGATGATAGGATTCGAACCTATGACCTACTGATTAACAGTCAGTTGCTACTACCGCTGAGCTACATCCCCAGTTTAGATTAGAGAATATTTGAACGGGGTGGTTTTTTTGGTCAAAAAATTACAAGGTTTTGATCGAAGTAACCCCTTTCACCGCTTCTAATCTTGTAGTCCCTGAGGGATTCGAACCCCCGACATTTTGGATGTAAACCAAACGCTCTACCAACTGAGCTAAGAGACTAAATGTGGTTGACATAGAAGGATTCGAACCTTCGGCCTTTGACGTATCAGATCAACGCTCTAACCAACTGAGCTATATGTCAATGTTGCGGAAAGAATTGGAATCGAACCAAATACCAATTAAAGTACGCTTCGCTTAGCAGGCGAGCCCCGTCACCATCTGAGATTACTTTCCTTTTTTAATTAACCTTCTGATTCTTTTTATCAATCTTTCGGTGTGTTTAAATTTTATTGTTTCTCTTCTTAAGTTTTCTTTACTAGAGGGGAAACTTCCTCTTGCTACTATTCTGCTTTCTATCGTCATATTTTTAAATTTTTTTGAGGTCGTGACTGGAATCGAACCAGTATAACTAGTTTTGCAGACTAGTGCCTAAACCACTCGACCACACGACCTTATTTATTTGAGGCTCCACCTGGATTCGAACCAGGATCAGATCATCCGTAGTGATCTATTCTAATCCATTGAACTATAGAGCCTTATTTTGCACAAAGGGTAGGACTCGAACCTACGACACCCAGTTTTGGAGACTGGTGCTCTACCAACTGAGCTACCGATGTGTATAGTGATCCCGGAGGGGCTCGAACCCTCGACTCCCGCATTAAAAGTGCGGTGCTCTACCAGCTGAGCTACGAGATCATTTTACTAAACTTGTTTTTGTAATACTAAACATGATTAGTTTAGTGAGACAATTTCTTGTTTAGTATTGTGGTACCGGCCGGAATCGAACCGGCGACACCTAGATTTTCAGTCTAGTGCTCTACCAACTGAGCTACGGTACCATTTTTTTCCAGTATGTCAAAGAACAAAAAAAAAGGCTTTGATGTGAATCAAAGCCTTTTCCGAAATATCTAAATATGATTTTCTGTATTAGCTTCGATCGGGTTCTTTCCCCTTTGCCCAAAACGCCACCGTTTGATAGCAGCCATTAATCTGACTGATCATGCGATTGATGTTATGTTTACTACAGTTTTTCATTTTTCTTTATTATATATCCTGTTTCCAGAATAGTTTCGTAAAAGTACAATATCTTTTTTAAATAAAAAAATGTTTTTCAAATTATTTCAAAAATTTTAAAACTTTTTCTTTTATTCCTGATTGCTTAATCCCTTGCATAATGCTAGGAGTGTGTACAAAGTTTGTTAATCCCCATCCAGTACCGCTTCTATTATTAGATACTTCTTTAAAGCTCATATCTAAATCATCTATTGCTACCCAATGAGTAACTCCGGAATGGGCCTTTAACCATTCTTGGATTTCTAAAGTTCTTGATGCTTCTAAATCCCAGTCTGGATGCCATTCTTGGTTTTCTGTGTAAGGATATTCTCTTGGTGTGAAATCTATAGGTTTTTTAATTATTCCTTGTTGTTCATAGTATTCTCCCATTTCCTCTATTGTTGCCCAGACCTTCCAATCTGAAGAAACAACTATTTCAGCTCCAGTCTCTTCTAGAATTAAATTTAAAACCTTTATTGCTTTCTTGTCGAAGTTATCAAATCTAGCTCCTACATGAAAACTCATTACATCCTGCGAAAGCTTTTTTCTAGCTTTAGCCTGCTTTTTGTAACGTCCTCCAAATTGTTGGGAAAGACAAATTACTCCATCATGATCTAAAAATATAATTTTCATAGTACCCAGGGAGGGACTCGAACCCTCACGCTTTCGCACTAGATCCTAAATCTAGCGTGTATACCATTTCACCACCTGGGCTTAGTAGCGGAGGAGGGATTCGAACCCCCGACCTTTGGGTTATGAGCCCAACGAGCTACCAACTGCTCTACTCCGCGATATATGGCGGTCCCGCGGAGAATCGAACTCCGAACTCTGCCGTGACAGGGCAGCATTATAGCCGTTTAACTACGGGACCTTAATTTTTTGTACTGCCACGGAGAATCGAACTCCGATTTTATGGATGAAAACCATAGGTCCTAACCGTTAGACGATGGCAGCGTAATTTCAAAGAACATATAAAACAAAAAAACCTCTGAGGTTATCAGAGGTTTAAATTATATCGTTATATAAATTTATTTCCTCTGACACTTAATTGTATCCTCTAGAAGGTCATCTTCTTTATGAAGTTGAAAATCTATTGCGATATTTAAAAAGTGTTTCATTGAAAGCTTTGTTCTTTTTTTATTATATACCTCAAAAGTACAAAAAAGTTTCTATTAAAAAAAATAAAAATGTGAAATCATCTGGAATTATCTATATTTCTGATCTATATTTGAATCTGTAACAATAATACAATGATCTATGAAAAATCTAAAATTAGCATTTATTTTCCTATTCATACTAGGAACAAGTGTAACCGCTTTATCGCAGAATGAAGGCATAGAATCTTTCAACAACACAATGGCTGGAGCTAGCAAATTGAGAGGCGATGCTTACTATCCATTTTACGATCAACCGGAACTAAGAGGTAAATTCTTAAGCGTAGTAGGGAATCCTAAGCTATGGAAAAAATTTATTACTAAGAAGGATGAAAGCTATATTGGAGTTTTTGCTCCCGGTGTGGAATGGGATCTTTATACAGAAGACGATATGCTATATGAGCCAATTATGATAAAGAGCACAGTAGATTCATATTACGATAGTTTCCTTAAACAGGTAAGATACGACAGATATGAATATGAGGTTCAAACTCAGGACGATGGAACTGTCCAAGAGATTTATACTCTATTCAAAGATGGCGTATTCTATAGAGAATATATGGTTGGATGGCATTATAACAAGATATGCTCCATATCTGAATATAAAGAGCAATAAAAAAAGCCAGCTATATAGCTGGCTTTTTAGTTTAATGTTTCACACCCTTATGCTTTTTTAGGGGAAAGAGCAGCATAACTTTTTGGAAATTCTTCTACGAATGATTTCATTCCTGGATCTTGTTTAGTTCCGCTATCACCAAACTGTTTGGCCATTTTAGGAATGAATCCTTTTATTGTAATTTCTTTACTGATCTTCTTCGCGAATTTTTTAAATGTATCAGTTACCGTAGTATTATAAGTAGGAGACAATAGAAGAGTAGTTATAACTTTTGCTAGATTTGTGCCTGCAGTAGAATCGATGCAAATACCGGATCTTTCCATAAAATTTGCAAGTAGATCTATAGAATTTGAAGCATTATATAATTGACCGCTGGATTTATCTGCGTCAAAATCTTCCATTTTAGTAATTGCTGCAGGATACCTATCATCCCCATCGACTCTTTCATATATGTAAGCGTATGATTTTCCCTGCTTTAATTCAGGGGGAGTCTTCTTATCAGCATAATTAGAGGAAGGAAAGTAAATTGATACACTTTTAGGACTTTCACCACCTTTACTAAAGCCAATAATTGTGTCATTACTATTTGTATCAACCGTCATTATATTAGCTTTCATGTTACCTAGCTTATCAGATCTATCGGTACCCAAATTATAAGGTACACCTGGTACGATATCGGATTCGTTAATAGGATTGTAATATTGATTTTCTAGAATAAAATCGTTGAATCTTTTAATTTTCATTTTTTTATATTTAATTTTTTACATGCTCCAAGCTGGATTAGCTACAATTAACATATCTCCTTCTACTCTTGGTATTTGTTTAGTTGAATAAGCATCATCATATTGAATTTGCTCTGGATAAAATTTTTGTCCCTGGAACATGATATAGTTTTCTTCGTCCTTACCCCTGTGGCTCCATCCTTGACCTCTAAGAGAATCGTGAGCAGCATCGTCAACTGTGGGTTTTCCGAAAAGTGAATCCCAAAATCCTTCGTTAATTTTGGAATTGTTATCTTGATATTTTTTAAGGTGTTTCATTTCTTTTTTTTATTTAATCTATATATCTAATATTTTATCCACTATAAGGCATTCCTTCTCCATCTTCAATAGTGATCTCAGAATACATACCAGTTACTATATTAATTAGCTTGTTAATAGTGTCTAATCTTTTATATTCAACATCTAAATTTAATTTTTCAGCATGAGATAATCCTGGTAGTAATGTCCCTTCTTGAAACTCAAGTAAGCGTGTAATTACTTGTGAAAATGAAGCAGGCTCATATACAGCACTTATTGGTAATTCTAAGTCTGTAGTACTGGCTAATAATTCAGAATCGTATCTTTTTTTAATCAAAAGATAGCTCTCCTCAGCTGTTTTTAAAGTTGAACGAAGTTGTACAAAGTCAACGATATTATTTCCCGCCGACTCCAGATATATGTCGTCATTGTATTCTGAGTAATTGATTGAATCAAATTGTAAATATTTAGAAACAGTCCATTCAACTAATATATTATCTGAAGTAATTGAAGAAGCATATATTTCACTTTTTGGTACTTCGATAACAATTTTAAGTGCTATTGTATACTTTTGATAATAGTTTTGGTAGAATCTATATGCTTCAGTAGAAAGAAAAGTTTTATCTAAGTTAATAACAGCTTGTCCTTGTTCATTTACCCTTGAGGACTGTTTTGATAAATAATCAGTTGAATCTATTATACTAGGTGTTTTAGAATTAAGTACTGGTTCCGCTTCATTTAAACCACTCCTAGATAATAAAGCTACCAACCCAACCATAACAGTTACACCTGTCTCTGGGTTAGCAGGTTGTGTGGTAGTGCTACCGTATTCATCAGTTACATCAATTACAAAATTAATTAATAACTCATTGTATTCATTTAATTTATACTCTTCCATTATTTTATTAAGTTATAATACTCCTTAAAGTGATCTATTCTATCAGGTACCCCAATAATATCTTCCAAGGTTTTTTATCCATTCTATATATCTAATTATCCAATTAGAATCCATTAGTTGATGTATTATAGAAAACCAATCCAGTTACATTAGTCGTTTTAGTAATAGTAGGAGTTGAGTAATTAAATGTCATTACGTCACCACCACTCAACTCTCCAAATTGTATTCTTATAGGATAATAAACACCCGAAGTTAAAGCGATTGTCCCAGATTTTTCGATTGTACCGTGTAATCCACCGTTATTAACTGTTGAGTTTGTTGTAGTGAATCCACTAACAGCATTACTACCAACCCAAACATAGGAGGCATCATCAGATGAAGTAAAGAATGTGTAGGTTTCTGTGGTGGTTGGTTTGAAATATCCTAACCATTGACAACTGAAATTTTCTCCATCATTCTGAGAAGGTTCAAATATAGAAGTGGTTTGTACTGATGTTGCCGGATTTCCACCTACCGATGCGGGAGTCGCAGTTGCAAAGAAACTAACATTATCAGCAAAATACCCAGAGTAAGTCGTCTTATATAAACCTGCAAGATATGGATTTCTGTTAGTCCAATAGTTATTTGCTGTTAACCAATCATTAGCTGCTGAAGCAGATGCTTGTGTAGTACCGCTTATTATTTGTACTGTAATTCGAAAAGCTTCATCTGTATTAGTACATCCCCAGAATTGTACAGTGCCTATATTACCTACTTGAGTTGGAAAGTTTCCAGAGGGTACATCTTTAGCTATTATATAAGAATTATCCTCGTCTGGACCCATCCACCAAGTTAATCCCCCGGGTTTTGCACCATAGTTTAAAGCAGATACACCTACACATAATGTACCTACGTTTGTAGTTCCTGAAATTGTTGCTTGTGTTGGATTATATGCGAAAGGTCTTGATGTTGGCATATAGTATATATCAACAAAAAAGTACAAGAGATTGGACTTGCACCAATATGAACTTTCATTCTCGGGTAGATTACCCTAGCGTCTATCTATCGGATCATTGCAATGATCACACTTCCGCCACTCTTATATATGTACCCGGGACGGGAATCGAACCCGTACAACCAAATGGTTACAGCATTTTAAGTGCTGCGTGACTACCAATTCCACCACCCGGGCGAATGTGTAATTTTTGTGGTCCCTCACGGGCTCGAACCGTGGACCTACTGATTATGAGTCAGTTGCTCTAACCTACTGAGCTAAAGGACCTAAGTAGAGACTATGGGAGTCGAACCCATGACCGCATGCGTATAAGGCATGTGCTCTAACCAATTGAGCTAAGCCTCTTGGGGCTGTCGGGATACCAGGACTCGAACCTGGGGCCTCCTGGTCCCAAACCAGGCGATCTACCAACTGATCTACATCCCGAAATTGTATGTCTTTAAATATCCCCAGAACATACAAACTGTGCTAACCCACGATTTAGAGAATAAGTGTGCATATCATTAAAGAATACCGAAATATTCTAACTGTCTACGTTGTAGAGGCATATTCTATCTTCGATCCATACCCAGCGCTAGGCAGAGGGCTTTTTATTTTTTAGTACCCCCGGCGGGAATCGAACCCACATTGACGGTTTAGAAAACCGCTGTTCTATCCGTTGAACTACGGAGGCAATTGGAGGAGAGTGAGGGATTCGAACCCCCGGTAGCTTTCACTACGTCAGTTTTCAAGACTGGTGCATTAAACCGGGCTCTGCCAACTCTCCAATTTGATAATCCAACATGTCAAAGAACACAAAAAAACCGGGACTTTTTGAAGGTCCCGGTTTAGTTAATGATTATTTTTTATTAACACAGGACCTTTAGGATCGTCTTATCGACGGTCTTAATATTGAAGGTGATATGTTAAATATTGTTTTCATTTGAACTTTATATATCGTATTTGTTGTTTTGTTTCACAAATATAGATATTTTATCTTATATAAAAAAATGATTTTCTGAAATCTTGAAGATTTATTTTTTTAGACTTACCTAAGTAAGAAGCGATATCTTCTGCAGTCTCTTCATCTTCGAGATCACATAGTATGTAGAAATCTGCATCATCTCTAAAATCTATTTTAGATTCTGTATAGAAAAATACATCATCAGATTCTTCTCCTTGATTTGGATCTGAAAAATCTGATTCTAAATATTCGCAGATCTCTTCTTCCTCAAATTTAAATTCTTCGTATCCTGTATAGACTTTAATTGACATAATTAGATTTCTTCTACTAATACTTTTTTAAGTTCGTATGCGCCGTCCTGTCCAGGTACTTCATCATAATATCCAACGATTGAATATCTTCTTCCGTCAGAGCTTGAATCTTCTATCATCTCGATATTGCTTACCATTGAACTTCCAACGTATTCTGGTTCAGAAGCGCCAGCAATTTCTATTGTTGTATCTTCCCCGTCTGCATTTTGAAAGTTAACAATGTAATTACCTTCGCTATTTCCGTCGGTAGGTCTAAAATCTGTAGTTTCTGCTTCAAAATGAACATCACTCATAGTGTCTTCCATAGGCATAGCCTCAGTGGAATATTGTTCGTAAATTCTTAGATATTTCATCTTTTTTTTTATTTTATATATCCTTATTATTTACCTTGACCAACGTAAGCTTTCTTGTAGTTCTTAGAATTCTTACTTACACTACTTTTACACTTGGAATGAATTCCTGGTCTTTTTTTCTTAGAGCTGCGCTTGTGGTTCTTGCTAGAATCTGTAGTTTTAGGTTTAGCCATTTTTTATTTTTATTTGAGCTTAGCTGGGGTATCTTTTTTAGAGATGAATCCTCCTTTGTTAAACATATTTTGGTTTACAGTAAATCTTTTTGAGTTTTGATTTAGGTTCTGTAGGGTGATAATAGTATCAGATACTTCATAAACTTCACAAGGAGCTCCCATATAAACTAATTTGTCACCTACTGATAAATTTGAAAATGGAAATTCTTCTCCGTATCCTTTTAATATATTAGAACCAGAAGTATAAACCTCGTAACTGTGATTCTCAAATGTCTTTAAATTTTTCATACAAGTATATTTATCCAATATCTTACTAGAAACCCACAAAAAAATCCCTAGCATTGCTAGGGATTTAAAATAATGGTTTTATTTAGGCTTCTACTGAATCCCAAATGTCTATAATTGCTTTAGCAAATATTGGTTCTTTACCTGTCCATCCTGCTAATATTCCTCCTCTATAAAGAGCTTCAGGAAGCACGGTGTTATTGTAGCCACCCACCTGTACAGTAAATAAATTAACTTTAGGATTAACCTTTTCCCTGTATTCCTGAGCCATAGCAAGTACGTCTACGTGTGTTCCCCCTCCTTTCGGGTGGATAAATTTACTTGATCCTACTGTTTCTCTGTGTCCAAAAAGACCTCCGTGCCCTGCCTGCATATCTGAATAGATAAAGATGTTGTCGTAATGGACTTTATTTTTAATAGCTTCATCAAAGAATACCCAAATACCATTTTCTGTACCACCTCCTTGAGCTTTACCTCTTTTAGATGTTTCATCCAATTGAGTAAGAAGACCGTTTCTTTTAGATACACCTTTTAATGAAAGGTTATCTCCAAATACTCCAACCTCTCCAGAATCGGATTGTAGTGAGGTAATTAAAGAAGACAAGTTAGCAATTTCTGCCACGGTAACTGTTCCATATTCGCTATTGAAAGCTCCCCATGCAGATCCGGAGTTATCTGAAAGACAAACTGTTTTACCTTTTAACTTAGGCATATTCTCAACAGAGATATCTAAACATTCCTCTAAAGTATCCAAAACAAGTTGTTTGTGGTGGATCTGAGAATCTGTTACTGCTCTATAAGCAGACCAATATCTAAAAGGAAATTGTTTTCCCTTAACAACACCCGATTTTAATTGTGTTAAAATTCTAGCAGTAATTGTAGGATCTTCAACTTCAGTAAAAATACCTCTAAGGTTTCTCAAAAGAGCCATGTGAGGGATTAAGATAGTATTTGTGATCTCTTCCCAAGATTTCTTTTCAGATCTTAAATTCTCCCAAGTTTTTTCCCGTTCTGTTATTTTTAATGTACCAGTTGACATTAGTTCGTTAATGTCCTCGCTTTTACCGTGGGAAATACGAACAAGATCTATTAATCTTTTACCTTTGTACTTATTCAATTGGTATCTAGAGAATTCAGAAAGTCTTTCTGCCCAAGTTCTTTTTACTAGTGAGGAAAGTCCTTTTTTGCTTCCGTTCTTATACATGTAGTATTCAAACTGATTTGTTAAATCATCTGGACGTAGAGCAATTGACTTGCCTATCATTTTCATATATCCCGGATTTTCTTCGTTAAACTTCTGACGTCCTTCGTGCATACTCGCTTTCATGAATATTACAGCAGGATTTAAACGCATATAGTACTCGTTACGAAGTTCTAATGCTAAATCCAAGGTTGATTTAAAGTCGAAGTCCAATGATGCTTGTATGGCTTCCTCAAATATATCTACAACGCTCATATCGTCTTTTAAAGCTCCGGATTCGGATTTGAACATAGGAGCTAATATAGAATAGTCAAGGATAGTGATAAGATTCTTAGGAGCACCTAATCCGTCTCTATAGTATTGTGGTTCACCAAAGATCGAAGACGCAGCAACAATCTTTAAAGTGTTTAGAGGCGATAAAACATAAGATGTTCCTCCCATGAAGTTCTCCACTCCTAGTGCTCCGTAAGTGGAGTTTTGTAAAATTTGCATTGCTGTTTTTTTGTCAGCAAATTCGCTTAGTCTTGACATATATTTTATTTTTTAATTTTTACGCAATAAAAAAGGGTTTAAACCGTAGTTCAAACCCCTTAAAGTTATATCCTGAGTATTTTGACAAAGAGCGTTGTTTCGTGTAATTGTAGTGAAGTAACTCTTTATCCCGCTTCAGAATAATAATTTAAAAACCGAGAATAAATAAACAAGGATGTTTTTCGTTTAAATTGATAAGAATGTAAATGATGTAATCCTTGTTCCCGCTTCGGAGTTTATTTTATTAATAATACTTTCTTGAGAAATCTTTAAAAGGTGGTTCCTCCTTATGGGAGGTAATCATTCCCGCATTTCTAGTCAGGAGAATAAAACCGAGCTACTGTAATTCTTCTTTTAAATCCTTACGAAAATAAAAGCGCCTCATCTATAGCAGTACTGAGACCTGGTGTAGATTAGAACCGGAGAACTAATCCTTTCGACGTTTATTGTATGGAGTAACCATTTAAACCGCTTCAAGAAAATAAGTATGTGAAAGAACTTTTTTTTAATAATACCTGCAAATATACTAAAAGTTTCAAATAGGATTGTGCTCCTGTAAGAAATTTTTTATTTGCTCCTCGTTTTTTACTCCTGAAAATCTTGCAACTTCTTCGCCGTCTCTAGTTAAAACACAAGTTGGTATGTTTCTAATATTAAATCTTTTTGTGGTTTCTTCTGCTGTACCAACCTCGGCTTTTATAAAATTATAACTCTCTGCAAGTTCAGTAGAAATTTTCTCAATAGTTGGCTTTAGCATCTTGCAAGGTCCGCACCATTCAGCTGAAAACCATACAAGGGTTGTTTTTTTGCTATTTATTGCTTCGTTTAATTTTTCATCGCTGATAGAATCCATTAGTCTTTGATTATTTGATATGGTATATAACCATTTAAAGGATCAGTAAAGATGTGTTTTGTGGAATTATTCCACATCACTAGATACCGGACCTTCCTCAATATCAGCTTGAGGAGCTTCTAAGATTTCTTCAGGCTGCGCTTCGTTCTCCTTTTCATCTTTAATATCGGATAATCCTGGTCCTTCTAAAATTTCAGCCGCTGAATTCACGTTTAGCTTTTTAGTAAATTCTGAACCGATTAAAAGCTGTCCTTCGCCTTCTCTAATTTCTGGAGTTTCTGTTGATTGGGTTTGCATTAATTCTTGTTGCTTTGCAATCAACTCCATCAGGTGTTTCATTTTAGTTTTTGATATTCCCTGAGGCTTCGGAGTATATTTAACCGGTTTACCTTTTTTCTTTCTTACTCTACTTTTAGGCATATAAATTCTTTTATTATCATACCTAAAGGGGGATGCATAGTTTCGGAATAACCCGTTTATTCTTGGATTTTCTTAGACAATCTCTAGATTTTTCCAGTCATCTAGCCAATCGCCTTCAAAAGATTCTAGAACTTCGGATTTTAATTGTATGTCTTTATCCTGGTTTTTAAAATGTACCTGTCCTTCCTCGAAAATATCATTAACTAGAACTGTCGGTACATTTAAAATATATGCTAGTCTTTCAGCAATTCCAACAAGATCACAAGGTTTTTCTCCTTCCGTTCTTACAAATATCCCAGATGGATTGTGTCGATAAAATCCGGAAGTTAGTATATCTTCAACATAAATACGATTCTCTGTCTTATAAAGATCCATCTCAGGATTTTCTGCCTTGACTAATATAGTGTTATTTAGATACCACCAATTATTAGTTGATTCCTCGCATATCCAAACTGGTATTACTTGAGACATCTTTTGTAGAAAAGATGATTGTAGATTATTGGAGTGATAAAAAGATTCTATAAAGTTACCTCTATCTACACTTGCCATTTTGAATTTGCCTTCATAAATAGCACAGGGTTCTCCTGTTCCGTCTAACATAAAACCGTCTACGTCCCACAAACAAAAATTTCCAGGAAGACATCTTCTATGTGCTTCTGAAAAAACATTTGATACCCCCCAATTTCTTTTTCTTACCATCTCAAATTACAATAACCTTTGTTTTTTATAGATTAAACTAAGGTTTTGTTTCGTAAATTTAATAATTATTAGGTAGAATACCAGATTCGTATCTAGATTTTCCGTTTTTAAGTAGAAATTCTAATTCAATCCACTGTTTGTTTGATAGTGATTTTTTTGTCTTTACTTTATCCCAAAGACCAGAGAAGAATTTATTGTATCTGTACTTCTCATGAAGCCAATCCCATAATTTCTGGTAATATTGAATTTCAGAATCAGTAAATTCCTTTCTCATCCCCTGGTTAAAATTCTCGAATAATTGGATATGATTCATGACTTATATATCTTAAATATTATCAAAGCTTATGTATAATAAACTGTGTATTCAAATCTCCTCTAATGTACTCACCGGATAGAGCTGTGGTGGTACTTAATGTTCTAATTTTAACGTCTATCGTAGATGCTGTATCGTATATCATATCAAGAGTGGCATCACTGGTATTATAACTACCGGAGGTTGGCTGTATCTGTTCAACAGTTGGACCCAATTGATTGTTTGAGGTGTCAAACAAAGAAAACTGTAATAAATAATTAGCAGCCATACTCCAAGATAGTCTTGCTGTTATTCTATAGGTTCCCGCTGTTAGAGTTGCTATTCCAGTTGATGTGTTGTATGATATGTTATTAGAATAGACTTGATTATTGAAAACAATATCCCTACTCGCCCAGCTACCTGATCCTATTGTTTGATTCGTGTTTCTTGTTACATAAAGCCAAGCATTTGGTGAAAGGTTTGTAGCAACCCCAGCGGTTTGTGTTGTCAGATCAATATAAGCACCCCTAGCAGAACCTCCAGATTCAAAGATTCGAAGTCTATTTTGATAGAGGTCAATCGTAACACCAGTGCTGATAGATGTATTGGTAACCGGTTTGTTTAAGAATATTTCCCCACCCTCATCTCCAGACTGTGCAAGCATTTTAAGAGTTACTCCATCATACGTTAATGTAGATTCACCGTTGGCTTGACCAGAAACACCGGTTGCTGTTAGAACGTTGTTATCTGTATTATTTAATACTGTAAAGGAAGTACCTGAAGTACCCGATGAACCAGAAGATCCGCTTGAACCTGATGTTCCTGAAGATCCACTTGAACCACTTGTTCCTGAAGATCCTGATGTTCCTGAAGATCCACTTGTTCCTGAAGATCCACTTGATCCTGATGTTCCCGATGTTCCATTTATAAGAGGAGAATATCCAGAAATAACTTCTATGTCAAACCATGGGTATGATCCTGCAGTGGCAAAATCGCTATTTCCCCCCAGTGCTGTTACTGAATTGTTGGTTGTTATTCTGTAAGATATTACTGTAGATGAAGCGGTGGACAATATTACTTCAGAGGGACCACCAAAAGTTGCATAAGCAGCACCATTAGTGGGTGAGTATGTCGATGATAGACTACCTATATAAGCGCCCGAGGTTTCATTATACCAGCAAAGTGCCATGCTTCCCCCACTGCTAACTATATTAGGAACTTGTCCTAAAATTCTATACGTTTTATTAGCAGCAAGTGTAATCTGTCCTGTACTAGTGTTTAATGAAATATCCGATCCTGTTGAAATATCCGTTTGAGTAAAAACAACTAAACTATTAGCAGTTAAGCCTGTAGTCTGTTGAGCTGAACGAGATCCCCTCATAAAACTTGCGGAGACACTTAAGCCTGAAGTTCCACTAGATCCAGAAGAGCCACTAGAACCACTTGTTCCAGAGGAACCTGAAGAGCCTGAAGTACCACTTGAGCCTGATGTTCCAGAAGTTCCACTTGATCCAGAAGTTCCACTTGAGCCAGAAGTTCCTGATGTTCCCGAAGAACCAGAAGTTCCGGATGTACCACTTGATCCAGAAGTTCCTGATGTACCACTTGTTCCTGAAGAACCAGATGTACCACTTGTTCCTGATGTACCACTAGATCCTGAAGAACCAGATGTACCACTAGATCCTGAAGTACCGGAAGTTCCAGAACTACCACTTGTACCAGAAGATCCAGATGTACCAGAAGAACCACTTGTTCCACTTGAACCTGATGTTCCACTAGTCCCTGAAGAACCTGACGTTCCACTAGATCCACTTGTTCCTGAAGTACCACTTGTTCCTGATGTTCCAGAACTACCACTTGTTCCTGAAGAACCACTCGTTCCTGATGTTCCACTTGAACCACTCGTTCCTGATGAACCACTTGTTCCACTTGATCCCGAAGTTCCACTTGTTCCTGAAGAACCTGATGTTCCACTCGTTCCTGAAGTACCACTTGAACCAGAAGTACCACTTGTTCCTGAAGTACCACTACTTCCAGAAGTTCCTCTTGTTCCTGAACTACCACTTGTTCCTGAAGAACCAGATGTTCCACTAGTTCCTGAAGAACCACTAGTTCCTGATGTTCCTGAACTACCACTAGAACCTGAAGTTCCACTACTTCCACTTGTTCCGCTTGTTCCTGAACTACCACTTGATCCCGAAGTTCCACTTGTTCCTGAACTACCGCTTGTACCGCGAGTTCCAGAGCTACCTGATGTTCCAGAGCTACCGCTTGTACCGTTTGTTCCGCCAGCAGCAAATAACTGCCATTGAACGCCCAGACCTTCTGATGGATTAATGTCTATAGAAGATGCTATTGCAATATAAGTGCTTCCAAGAAATTCAACAAGATCGTTTATTTGGTAAACGTTGCTTCCATTCCATGTTCCTTGCCAGTAGAAACTAGTTCCACTAGTTCCACTAGTTCCACGAGTTCCGCTACTTCCACTAGTTCCTGAGCTACCCGATGTTCCGCTACTACCGCTAGTTCCACTGGTTCCACTTGAGCCGGACGTTCCTCGTGTACCACTTGTTCCAGAGCTACCACTACTTCCAGACGTTCCTGAACTACCACTACTTCCTGATGTACCTGAGCTACCACTAGATCCACTTGTTCCTGAACTACCGCTGGTTCCACTGGTTCCACTAGATCCGCTTGAGCCCGACGTTCCACTTGTTCCGGAACTACCAGATGTTCCACTTGTTCCTGAAGTTCCGCTAGTACCTGATGATCCACTAGTACCTGATAATCCACTTGTTCCTGAAGACCCACTAGATCCTGAAGTACCGCTAGATCCAGAAATTCCACTTGTTCCTGATGAACCACTGGATCCTGAATTTCCACTAGACCCGGAGGTTCCACTCGTTCCCGAAGTTCCACTCGTTCCCGAAGTTCCACTCGTTCCCGAAGATCCACTCGTTCCCGAAGATCCACTAGATCCTGAAGTACCGCTAGATCCAGAAATTCCACTTGTTCCTGATGAACCACTGGATCCTGAATTTCCACTAGACCCGGAGGTTCCACTCGTTCCTGAAGACCCACTAGATCCGGAGCTTCCGTTCGTTCCGCTTTCACCAGAAGATCCACTAGATCCTGAAGTTCCGCTAGTTCCTCTTGTTCCTGAAGTTCCTGAGCTACCATTAGCTCCTGGACTTCCGCTAGGTCCTATTCCTCCTGAAGTACCTGAAGTACCTGAAGTACCACTTGATCCTGAAGATCCTGAATTTCCGCTGGGTCCTATTCCTCCAGATGTTCCACTAGTTCCACTTGATCCAGAAGATCCAGGACTTCCACTTGGTCCTATTCCACCAGAAGTACCAGAAGTACCACTTGATCCTGATGAACCAGATGAACCTGAAGTTCCCACCCCGCTAGTCCCGCTCGTAACACCGTAGAAGGATGTTCCAGATGTTCCAGATGTTCCCGCCACTCCTGACGTACCTGATGATCCAGAGGATCCATCGCTTCCTATTCCGCTTGTTCCCGATGAACCTGATGTTCCTGAGCCTGTGCCTGATCCAGTTCCAGAAGTACCACTAGTTCCAGAAGTACCACCACCGGAGGGAACTGGAGGTATAAATGTAGGTGATATAAAAGTTGACTTTGATTCGTCAAAGAATATTATTGAATTTGTGTCAAATGTAGTAGGAGAAATAGTTGCCGTTGGGTAGCACATTAGAAAATCAGAAACACCAGCTACAGAATTATTTCTATCATTGTTTTTGAAATAAATGATCGGACATTTAACCTTAGCTATTACACCAGCGGTTTTTTGTGTTAATTCAGGGGATGCAAAAGGATTATCTTTAGAGAAATAATTAGGAATACCACTAACTAAATCAGATATAGATGTATCAATAGTAGCACTGGTTACACCTGTTACTAAACATGCAGGTATTCTGACTATATTATCTGTAGAAAATAATGTACCATTCCATTCTGCACAATAGAAAAAATCAACAGAAGCTGAAAATTGTTCTCTATTGTAACCCGTCCAGAATCTTAAACTTGAAATGCCTGTATCTATGACTTTAGCAAGTACCGGGTTTATAGAAATCTCGTATGTTTCTGGGTTGTATGTTCTCCCCGTTATTACTAATCCAATCAATTTGACAGCTTATTTTATTGTATATATTATACACTAAAACTTGGAAAATAATTCGTGGATATATACAATATGCCAAATGAACAATTAGAGAAATTAATAGAGTATCTTTCAGGTAAGCAGAAAGTGCTATTTTTAACAACCTCCAACAGATGGGAAGGGAGTAAGGAGATTCCTAAATCTACTCTTCTTGCGATGGATATTCAGAAAAAACTTAAAGGGACAACTGATGTAACTCTTTTGGAAATACCAAAATTAAAGATATTCCCTTGCGAAGGTAATGTATCTGGTGTTGATGGTAATAATTGCGGGGTTAAAGATGCACAACTAAATGACGAAGAGAAGGATCCTTCAGGAAATCATAGATGCTGGGCTTCTCTTAATAATAAAGAAGATGAACTTTGGAAGGTTTCCAAAGAACTTTTTGAATCAGAAGCTGTTGTTTTCTTTATAAGTGTTAGGTGGGGTCAAGCAAACGCTTTTTATCAGAAGTTAATTGAAAGATTAAACTGGATTGAAAATAGGGCATCCACATTAGAAGATATAAACATAGTGGAAGGAATAGATGCAGGGTGTGTTATCATAGGACAAAACTGGAATGAATCCGAAGTTTTAGAAACACAAAAGCAAGTTTATGAATTTTATGGCTTTAATGTACCTGATGAAATTTCTTTTAGCTGGCAATTTACACAGGATTCTAATGACGAAAGACAGGAATCATACAAAGAAGCACCAAAACTTTTCGGAAGAGAATTCGAAATTTCAATTACTAGATTAAAAGAGTCCTTATCAAACCAATATAGAGGAATCAAAAGACTCTTTGAATTTTAATCTAATATCTCAAAATAGGTCTTATTGAAAACTGATATACATTTATTCTCTGAATGTATAATCTTTAAGTAATGCCCAGACACGTCGCTTTGATCTGGATGAAGATAAATTGCATCGCCATTTTGCAAAGGAACGAATATATGTTTCATCCATGACATATC